GTAACTCATTCTTTAAATATGAATCAGTATTAGAATTGGTAAATGAAGTAAGAAATGAATTAAATTGTGATTTAACTTATTTCTATGAAAATAAATTAGGTAAAGAGTTAATTGTTAAAAGAAAACTTGAAGATAAAGAAAGAGAAATAACTCTTAAATTAGAAGATATTTACTTTAACATTGATAAAATTAAAGGTTCTATCCAAATGATTGGAGAATCAGAAACTTTAACTACTGCTCTTAAAAACTTAGAGAAAAGAAGTTTAAATCTTAATGCAGAATTAAATGCAGTTAAAGAATTACAATACAAAGAAAGAATTAGAGGATAATCACTCTAAAACATATAAAAAATACTCAAATGAAAATTTGAGTATTTTTTTTTAAACTTTTTTAATATACATTTCTATAACATGAATGAAAATGGATTACTTTATTCATTTAAAAATTAAGAACTATGGATGTACTTAAACAACAAAGATTTATACATTGAAATAATAGTTAGTAAAGCACAGGGAAGACTAACAAGAAATGCAGAAAAAATGCTAGAACTTTTAGCAAAGAAAACAATCAAAAAAATGAGATACTGGTCAAATGATGACAAATTAGATTGCTACCAAAGTGGTCTATTGGATATGTTCCAAAACTGGTATAACTTCAATGAAGACAAATCAATTAATGCCTTTGCTTACTTTACAGAGATATTCAAAAGAGGATTGGCAAAAGGATGGAATGACCTTTATAAAAAGAAAGGTGATAATGAACATCAAATCAAACTTATCTCAATAAATAGTGCAAATGATGGAAATGTACTCCACTCTATATAAAATTAAAACATTTGATATAGTGGCAAATCCTGGATTTGGTACTGCTACTATAACAAATACAATGTCTATTTTTCCACCAAAGAATGTTATAAGAAAGAAAAAGATAGAAAACTTATTAAATAATTTTAATAAAAGTAGTAAATAAAGACTAATGAAAAAATTATCAGATACTATCATTCTTCAACTTTGGGAAGAATCTATTAAAGGAAAAGGTTCAAGACCAGATGGTTGTTCTATACATATAGATTTAGAAGCAAGATTAGATTATATCAATAGAGAATATGAGTTAAGACAATCAAATGTTATTCCTGATGAATATGAAGTTGCAGTTGGTGCTCCAATTGAAGTTAATGTTACTGATAATATTTACAATATTCTTAAAGAAGCAAAATCAATTAGACTATTACAAACAGAACTTAGAAACTTAGTTGAATTGAAAGAAATACAATATATTTTAGATTAAAGACTAAATTTTTTTAAGTGATTTTCCGTAATGATGATAAAATCATATCCTTTTTTATTACACCAAGCAATCATAGTTTCCCATTTATTCTTATTCTTATAAGCCATTTTCAAGTCATACTCAAAACTTTTTAATTTTTTTAAACTTGTTTCAGGTACATTTGCAAATTTACCTTCATTTAATTGTATAACCATATCATATTCTTTTTGTGGTTTAACTTCAACAACAACTTCTTTAAGAGTTCCATCTGCTAATCTCATTCTATAAAAGAAATCAGGATAGTATCTATGAGCTTTAACTTTGGTATCACCATTATCAAAGTGAGTCATTTGATATGGTATTTCTAAACATTCTGCACCCCATTGAAATATTTCAGGTTTCATATCCATCCAGAACATAATTTTCTTTTCCCAAGATGATCTATAGTACACACCACCCTCTGTGTTTAGTTTTAAGACCTTATCTTTATTCTGAGGTATAAAGTTACCACCATGAAATTTTGAGTTGTTAGGTTTAGAATTTAACATTGTTTGATTTACTTTTTTTTATATATAAAAATAAAAATCCCTTATGGCAGAACTAATAGAAAGAGTTAAACTTAACTTACTTGTTAATGGAAATGGAATTGTTGAGAATTTTAAGAATAACTCACTTTTCTTTTATGATAAGTTTAATCAAAGTACTCCAGATGTATTAGCCATCAATGTTAGTGATATTTACCCAGGTGGTTTTTATTTCTTTCACTATTTGGATGATTCTAATTGGATGAAGTATTCACCAGTATTTGTTGCAGACTTTAAGAAGTTTGATGATAAAGTAATTTTATTTGCTATTAACTTTAATTTTATCCCAATGGAAATAAGAGTGATGTTATTTGATAAGTTTATTCTACCAGAAGACTTTGAAAAAAATAGTTTATTGAAAGTTGATTATAAAGGTGTTTATGATGAAATTAGAAAGTTAGGATTTGAATATGCTTTAATGGAATTCAATGCAATTCAATTGGTCTTAGTTCATAGAATAAGTTTAGAGATATTGCCAAGATTTTTATACTCACAACATCCTATAAATAAATATGATCCAAATAAATTAAATGAGATATGGGTTGCTAAGATTGGTAAAAGAGATGAAAGACATAAAGAACTAATGACATCTGCCTTAAATGACTTCTATGATGTCAATAGTGAGATTTCTGATAAGTATAATGTAATGAAAGATCATATTAAAAGATTACAGACAAGCCTTACCAAATATGGAAAAAGATAAAAAATATAGAAAAATGTGTAAAATATAGAAAAAGGAGAAACACATTTTTAATATATACTATATGAAAGCAAAAGAAGTATTAGAAAAATATAACATAACAAGAAGAACTCTTAGTAACTGGGTTAAGAAAGGTGTAATTGAAGTAGAACTAACTCCAACAGGTAGATATATTTATATTGATAAAAATAAGAAATCAAATGAAGAGTTGTAGTAAATGTAAAATTGAAAAAGAATTTATTAATTTTCATAAATGTTCAAAAAATAAAATTGGATACAGGTCACAATGTATTTCTTGTGAGAATGAATATAAGGAAGCTAATAAAGATAAACGTAGAGAATATGACAAGAATAGAGTTTATGATAAAGAAAGAAATATTCAATATTATTCCTTGAATAAAGATAATATTCTTCTAAAAAGAAAAGAATATTATCAAAATAATAAAGAATCTAAATTAGAGTACCAAAAAGAGTACAATAAAAACAATAAAGAGAATAGAAACTTGTATCTAAATGAGAGAAGAAAAAATGATCCTTTATTTAAGCTAATAACAAATGTTAGGAATTTAATATATAATTCATTCTATTATAATGGATATTCAAAAAATTCAAAGACAGAAGAGTTATTAGGTTGTTCTTTTGAAGAGCTAAAACAACATTTAGAATCTAAGTTTGAACCTTGGATGAACTGGGATAATAGAGGATTGTATAATGGTGAGTTAAATTATGGTTGGGATATTGACCATATAATACCATTATCAAGTGTAGATAAAGAAGATGATATAATAAAATTAAATCATTATATAAATTTACAACCACTCTGTAGTAAAGTAAACAGAGATATAAAGAAAGATAATTTAGAATATGGCTTCATACAATAATTACGACACTAATAGTAATACTGCAAACTTTGGTGCTGCTGGACAATCTGCAGTGGAAAATAAAGGATTGTTTAACAGAATACTTAGAACTCTATCCTCTTATGGAATGAACTATGATGATATGATTATCAGAAATCAAGTGGGTATTGGAATTAATGAGGATCCATATGCTGCTCGTGGAAATTCGATGTATGACTTCTTTTCGCAAAGAGCGGTTGCATCTGTATTAAACAGAAAATCAATACCTTATTTAGACAAAGCTTATGCTGATAAGAGAAGAATATTAAGAGAATACTCTATCAAAGATGAGATTAGAGACTTTGTGAGCTCAATTGCTGATGAGTGTATAGTTTATAATGATGAGAGAGATTTCTGCTCACCAGTGGCTTTACCTATAGAATATTCAACAGAGATACAAGATAAGTATCAAGAGTACTTTGAATCTATTTATAATAAATTTGGATTCTCTGATAACATTACTGCTTGGAATATGATGAAAGACTTTTTAGTTGATGGTTATGTTGCACTTGAGATTATATTTGATGATAAAAAGAAGAATATTATTAGTTTCAATAGATTAAGACCAGAGACTTTAGTTCCTGCATATGAACCAGCAATTGGTCACTTATGGATTCAGTTTCCTGAGGATCCACAATTAAGAAGAATATTCTTAGACTCACAGATAGTTTATGTTTCATATTCAACTCAAAATGAATTTTCAGAGACATCTTATGTAGAGGGTTTAATTAAACCTTATAATCAATTAAAAATATTACAACAAACAAGAATAATGTTTAACATTGTTAATGCAACTATTTATCAAAAGTTTACCATTCCAATTAAAGGTATGTCAAGACAAAGAGCAGAAGAACAAATAGGACAATTAATACATGATTATTCAGAAGAAGTAGAATGGGATGACTCATTGGGAACTTTAACTATTAATGGTTCCAAACACTTACCTTATAATAAACAAATATTGTTTCCTGAGGGAGATGCAGGTACTCCAAATATGACATTAGAATCTCCACAAGGTCATAACTTAAATGATGATACAATGTTGGATTGGTTCTTCAAGGCACTTAAAAGAGCATCTAAAATACCAATGTCAAGATTTGAAAGTGATAATGGTGGTGGTAACTTAGTTACTGATGCTGCTGAGATGACAAGAGATGAGATTAAGTTTCATAACTTTGTTAGTAGATTAAGATCAAACTTTAAGGAATTAATTGTTAAACCATTAAGACTACAAATGTTAATTGAGTTTCCTGAATTAAAAGATGATGAGTTTTTTACAAATGCAGTTGATATTAATTTCTTTACAAACCAAGTATTTGAAGAATGGAAAAAGATAAACAATTTAGAAAAGAAAGCAGGTATAGTTGGAACTTTACTTGGTGTTATGAATGGTGAGAAACCATACTTTCACATTGAATGGATTATGGATAATGTATTCAAACTTACTCCAGAAGAAAAAGCAGAGAATGCTAAGTACTGGGCAATGGATGTTGCTAATCAAGCAGCAGGCGCCACAGGTGAACCTGGTGCTCCATCAGAAGGTGGTGGAGGAGGTGGCTTTGGTGGTTCTGGTGAAAGTGGAGAAGCTCCAGCACAAGCAGCACCTCAAGCAACCCCAGAAGCTCCAGCACAAGGTGGTGGACAAGCAGCACCTCAAGCAGCACCTGAAACTCCTCCTGCTCCTGAGGGTGGAGGTGAGTTTGAGTTCTAATACAAAAAATAAAATCCTTTCAATTGAAAGGATTTTTTGTTTCTGGTAAGTCAATTGTAAATGAAACATTTCTATCAGTAAATACTTGTCTGGCTTCAAGTTCTATTCCTGAATCATAGATTTCTTTTAATTTATTTCCACAAACAGTATCTAAAAATTCTGTCTTTAGTGTTAATTTCTCAATGTTATTATCTTTAATGATAAAAGTCATACCACTTATACTAAAAGCCATTGTATCTAACTTACTACCATTATCAAGTGTTATAAAATCATATACCATTCCAATCTTTTGTATATTATCAACATCAAACTGAACTCTCTTACTCTCAAGTAAGGTAGATAGTTTAATATCTCTATAAAAAGATTTCCACTCATTATAAGTGGAAAGTGCTTTATCATACTGATCTAAAGTATTATTATTTAGTTTAACATTTAATTCCATTAGAATACTTCAAAGTCTATTTGTTTTCTGTCTAAATCAATGGCTTTAACCATTACTTTAATTTCATCACCTAATCTTATTGAACCTCCCATTTTAGGAAATACAATATAATTATCTGCATCAATTGTGTAGTTATTGTTATATCTAACCATACCTTCACATTTACTATCAATAAGTTCAACATACATACCCCACTCTGTTACTCCTGATACAATACCTTCAAATACTTGTCCAATTTTATCTTCTAAGTATTCTATTTGTTTGTATTTAATTGAGTCTCTTTGTGCTTTTGCTGCTAAAATTTCTCTTTCAGAACACCATTTGGCCATATCTTCAATTTTATTAGGACTTCCAACAGACTTTTTATTTAAGTAATCAAATAAAACTCTATGAGTTATTAAATCTGGATATCTTCTGATTGGTGAAGTAAAGTGAGAATAGTGAGTAAATCCTAATCCATAGTGTCCAGAGTTTATAATTGTATAAGTAGCTTTAGACATACATCTTGTGATTAAAGTTTCAATCATATTCTCTTCTGGTTTACCTTTAATATCTCCAACCAATTGATTAATTGATTTTTTAAGATTTGCTGGTTCACCTTCAACTTCTAAAGTATAACCAAAGTTTTTACAGATTAAAGAAAGAGCTTGTAACTTTTCAATGTTAGGAGTATCATGTACTCTATAAACATTTGGATATTTTGCATCTGATAATTCTTTAGCAACTAATTTATTTGCAAGTAACATATATTCTTCAATAAGTTTATTTGCATCTTTTTGAGTTTTGAAATAAACACCAGTTGGTTTCTTTGTAATTGGATCCAATTGAAATCTTACTTCAATTCCACCCATTTCAATAGAACCATCTGATATTCTTTGTTTTCTCATTTTCTTAGCAGTTGTATCTAATAAAAGTATTTCAGTTTTGAAATCTCCATCTTTACCTTCAATTATTTCTTGTGCTTCTTCATAAGAGTATCTTCTATCTGAATGTATAACAGTTTTTCCAAACCATTTATTCAGAACTTTTCCTTCTTTATCTAAAGTAACTACAACTGAGAAACAAAGTTTATCTTCATTAGGTCTTAATGAACATACTCCATTACTTAATCTTTCAGGTAACATTGGTACACATCTATCAACTAAGTAAACAGATGTTGCTCTACTAATTGCTTCATCATCTAAATCAGTTCCTTCTTTAACATAGTGAGATACATCAGCAATATGAATACCAACTTCAATAGTATCATTATCTAAAATGTTTACTGAAAGAGCATCATCAAAATCTTTAGCATCAACAGGGTCAATAGTAAAGGTTGTGATGTCTCTCATATCTCTTCTTTTTTCAATTTCTTCTTCTGATATTTCAAAAGGTATTAATTCTGCATCAGCTTCAACCATTAGAGGGAAACTATTAGGTAATCCATATTCATACATAATTGAGTTCATTTCTGTGTTGTTGTCTCCAGATTCTCCTAAAATTTCAATGATTTTACCTTTAGGGGATTTGGAACCAGGTTCCCAGCTTGAGAACTCAACCAAAACTTTTTGGTCATTCTTAGCATTGTGTTCACCTTTAATATAAAAATCTACTGGAATTTTTTGACTGTCTGGTATTACAAAGGTTAGGTCTTTGTTTAAGTGTACTTTACCAACAAATTGTGTACGGAATCTTTCTAATACTTCTATTACTTCCGCTTCTACTTTATTATTCTTGATAATAATTTTGACTTTAACTTTATCTGAGTTAAGTGCATTTAGTGTATTTTTTTTATAGATAAAAATACTTTTGTTCTCTATTGTAATGGATGCATTTCCACTATTTGAGAAATCTATAGTACCATCATAGATACTATCTTCTTTTAATTTATTCATTTGTTTTTATTTTCTTGGAGATATTATCAACTCCATATTTTTTAATTAATGTTTTTTTCATCTTATCTAAAACTTTTTTATTTTGAATAGGATAATCTACTCCAAAGTTTTTTCTAAGTGTTTCTTTCCTCTTACCCTCAGAACATTTTCTACAATAATATTCTCCCCAAACATTATCATATTTAAGGTAATTCTTATAGATTACATCTTTCTCAACCCCACAAACATCACATTTACATTTAATTTTATAATGAGAACCTTTTGGTAATAGTTCAACCGGAATAACTATTTCTTCTCCTATATATACATCATATCCTAAATAATCATAATAGTTGTAATTTGACTCAATTATTTTTATATTTATCTCTCTTGAAAGGATCATAAAAAACCACTTATTTTTAAGTATTTATTAAAATCTCAATCTCCCTTTTTATCAAAATTAAAACTACCTTGTTTTACAAGACTTCACAAAGATACTATAAAAAATCCACTTCTCAAAAATAAGTAATTACAAAGTTGAATATATACCACAGAACTACAAAAAATAATTATTTTAAATGAAACCAGTTTTAATCGTAGAAAATTCAACAAATTCTCTTGTAAGAGAGAATGCTTCTACAGGTAATAAGGATTTTATCCTTAATGGTACTTTCACAGAGTTTGGTGTTAAAAATCGTAATGAGAGAATATACACTGCTGAGAAGTTCTTACCTGCTTTAGGTGAGTTGAATGAAAGAATGAGCAGCTTAGGTGCTGTTTTTGGTGAATTTGATCACCCAGATGTTTTTGATACTTCATTATCAAGAGCATCACACATCATCACCAAAGCTGAATATGTTTCTGAAAAGAACACAGTTGAAGGAGAAATCAAATTGTTAAGTACATATTGGGGAAAAGAAGCAAAGGCATTAGTTAATGATGGATGTCCTGTTTTTGTATCTTCAAGAGCTGCAGGTATTACTGAGTCTGATGGTTCAGTATCATTGAAAAAACTTTTTACATATGACATTGTTGCTGATCCAGGATTTGCATCTGCAAGAATGAGTGTAAAAGTATTGAATGAATCTTTAGGTTATTGTACTGATGGACAAATTGAAAAAAATAACTTTAGGATATATGAAATGTCTGACGAGTCCAAAATGAACGAATTATTCAAAATGAACAACAATGACTTTGTAACAAAACAACAACTAAGTGACTATTCAAAGTATTTAGTTAATGAGATTGCATCTACTAAAAAAGTAGTAAATAATGCAATTACTAAAGGTAATATGCCAGCTAAAAAATTAGAGCAATTACTTGAGTATTATGAAGAGTTAAATGGAACTAACTCACAAGTTGCTAAATATTTAGATTATTTAGCTGACAAAATCCAAGTGGTAGTTAATGAAAATAAATCATTAAAAGAAACTACTACAAAATTGGCTAAACACAATGATTACTTAGCTGAGAACTTAGAAAAAGCTATTAACTATTCAGAATATTTAGCTGAGAATTTAGATAAAAATATTGAGTATTCAGAATATTTAGCTGAAAACTTAGATAAAAATATCAATTACTCAGAATATATTGCTGAAAACTTAGACAAAAACATTTCTTACTCAGAATACTTAGCTGAGAACTTAGACAAAAACATTGAATATTCAGAATACTTAGCAGAAAACTTAGACAAGAATATTGCTTACTCTGAATACATTGCTGAAAACTTAGACAAAAACATTGCTTACTCAGAATACATTGCTGAGAATGTTGATAATTCAATTGCTTACTCAGAATACTTAGCAGAACATGTTGAAGGTAACATTGCTTACTCTGAATACATTGCTGAACATTTAGATGATAACATTGCTTACTCTGAATATGTTGCTGAAAACTTAGACAAATCTATTTCTTACCAAGGAATGATAGTTGAAAAATTAAACTCATTTGGTAAATTAAATGAAGGATTTGGTGATGATGAAGGTCATGCTTTCCCATCAATTGAAGATGCTGGTTTTGAATCACAAGAAGAAGAGGAAGAGGAAGAAGAATTCCACGGAGACTTTGCACAAGATGCTGCTGAATTTGGTAAAGAAGCTGAAAAGTTTGCACATGAAGCTGAAGAATTTGCAGGTCATGAAGAAGGTGAAAGAGAAGAAATGGAAGGTGAAAGAGAAGAAATGGAAGGTGAAAAAATGGAAGATGAAGAAGAAATGGAACAAGAAGAAGAATTTGCAGGTCATGATGACTCTGAACTTTCTGAATCTATTAATAAATTAATTGAAGAAGCTAAAAAACGTAAAGTTTCTGAAAGCAGTGATTTGAACTTTTTAAAGTTCTTAAACAAATCACAAGTTGATAGTTTTTATGCTCTATCAGATGAAGAACAAGATACTGTTAAACTACACATAAACGAGAGTAGTTATTTTACACAGAAAGAAGTTCTTACTTTGATTACAGAAGCATTATCTACTAAAAACGAAACTCTTGAAGAAAGAGTAATCAGATTGATGCCTGATAACATTAAGCCAATCTGGGGTACTTTAAATGAATCTGCTAAAAAATCTGTCTTATCACAAGCTAGATTATATCCAGAAGAAGTTTTAAGAACTGAAAATCAAATTGAGCATTTCTGGGGAACTAGAAATATCAAAACTAATGAAACTGTAACTAAAAAACTTGTTGCTCATGAAGGTTTAATCCAAGAGGATAAACTATCTGATACAGAAGTTTCTATGATTATGGAAAGATTTAGAAGAGTATAATCTATAAAAAATCCACACTTCAAAAAAAGTGAAAAAACAAGGATATATATACATTTATAGATTACATAAAAAAAATAAAAAAAAAGAAAATTATTATGTCACAAATTAGAATAGATAATCAAAAAGCCATGAAAAAATGGTCTCCAGTGTTGGAAAACATGGGAGTAACAGGTGATAGACTTGAATGGATGTCAGAATATGCTGAATTCCACTCTATCAATGAGAACGCATATGTTAATGCTACAAACGTAGCTGGTATGGGTAATGTATTAGCAGCACAACCAGGTGCTTACTCAGGTACTACTTTAGGAACTTTAAATGGTGGTTCTTATCCAAATGCTTCTGTTGGATCAGGTGATGTTGGTCAAAACTTATTACCAGTAGCTATGAAAATTGCTGCTCAAACAATTGGTTTAGACTTAGTTGCTGTAAAACCAACTCCAGGTCCAAAATTAGACTTACTTTTTATTGATTTTCAATATGATGATGTTGATTTAACAACAAATGAAAGACCACAAGTTTTCAAACTTGATGTTGGATATGGTACAGGAACTCAATCTAATTTGAATAATGTATTAGCTGGTTTAACTGCAAGTGGTACAATTATTCAAAATCAAGGTGGTTTATTACAAGGTAGAGTATTCATTAATGTAGGTACTTCTTCTAATTATACTTCTTATACAGAACCTAAAAGTACTGATGCTCCTGCTGGTATTGCAGCTGGTAGACAAAATTGGGTTGAATTTTTAGGATTCTCAAGAGTTGATGGATTACCAATGTTTAGAGCATTTAGACAAGCAAATACTGCAGGTCAATACAACACATTTGGTTACACTGCAACATTGAATACATTTGATAGTACATCATCAATGCAATCACAAATAAAATGGATTTGTGGTCTTACTCAATCAAATCCATCAATTCAATTAATATCTGCATTAGAAGATCACATTCCTGGATTCTCTACTAACTGGGCTGCTCAACCTTCTGGACAAGAAGCTGGTGCTTACCCAATGTCAAGATTAGAAGATGACCAATCTTACTCAGGTGTTATTGGACCAAAAATTTCTTCTAAAACTATTGCAGTTGGTACTATTGAAATATCTTCAGCTTTAAGAAGAACAGAAATTGAAGACATCAAAGCTAACACAGGTATGGATATTGTTCAAAAAATGGAATCAATCCTTGTTAATGAATTGTCTCAAACAATCTCTAAACAAATTGTTTCTAAAATATTTGAAATGGGTGCTTTAAACAGAACTAATGCTCCTAAAAAATCTGATAATAATACTTCATTATTTGATTTAGATACAGCTTATGCTGGAACTTCATTTGTTGGTGGTGAAACTACTCACGCTGTTCAAAGAAAACTTATAACTAGAATTGCTCACGCTTCTAACTATATTGCAACAGAGGGACGTGTTGGACCTGCTCAATACTTAATCACAAATGGAGGTTTAGCTGCAGCATTACAAGATATTGCTGGTTACACAATTAACCCAGTTAAATCTAAAATGAACTCTCAAGGTCAATTATACCCAGTAGGTTCTATTGGAGACATCTCAATCTATGTTGATCCATATATGAGATATAATGATAATAGAATTGTATTAGGAAGAAAAAATAATCCTGACCAACCAGGTATCATCTTTGTACCTTACTTAATGGCACAATCTATCTCAGTTATTTCTGAGGCTACATTTGCTCCAAGAATGTTACTTAGATCAAGATATGCTATTGCAGAAGTGGGATGGTATCCACAAAAACAATTTATGCAAATAAATGTTACTGATGCTAACCAATTACTTAACTAATCATTAATTAATTAATTATATAAAAAGACTCCTTTTAGGAGTCTTTTTTGTTTTATACAATTAATATATACATTATGAGAATTAAGAAATATAAATCATTTAATGAAAGTAAAAATAAATTTCCTAACATAAAAACTTTGGATATTGATGGATTTATTGTATATTTGGGACGTGATGCAAAATCTAATGACCATTTAACATTTAATATGTCAAATCCTGATGATATTTGGATGCACACAAAAGGTGTTCCAGGTAGTCATATGTTAATTGTTGTTAGAGAAAAACTACCTACACCAGAAGTAATAAAAAAAGTTGCTGAGATTGCTAAAAAGAATAGTAAAGCTAAAGATGAAGATAAAGCAACTGTAGTTTATTGTAAAGCAAAATTTGTTAAAAAACAACTAGGTATGAATGATGGTCAAGTAAGAGTTGATTATGGAAACTCACATGAAGTAATAGTAAATTAATATGGCAGATATAAAAATAAAATTTTCACCAAGATTGATAAAAGTCATCAAACAAATTGATGATGAGTTTGAAAATAATCTATCCTATAAGATATTAGGTCTTATTGATGGTAGTCTTAAATATGAAAATGTATTAAATATTTACTATATGGACTTATCTAAAGTTGATAATTGTTTTGATATTGTAATAAAAGGAAAAAAGTCAACAATTAGTATAGCAAAGTTTAGTAATACTTACTTCCCTGATTTAAAGATTTCTGACAATGGTTTAATAGAATTTCACACTGCATATAATTCATTTAAAGGAGAAACATTTGGTATTGTTACTGGTACACCAGTTGAACATAAACCATTTGTTTTTAATCCTAAAGATGTACGTTCTACTTTTTTATCATTAGTTACAAAGACTTATCCAATGGGTCATGAAAAAGAAGTATTACAATTTTTACCTAAACTTGATACAGATATACATGGAAATTATTATAAAATAATTCCAGGTGATACAAAAACTATGTTTACTTCTCACTTAGATACTGCTGACTGGAAACAATTACCTACTAAATTAATGTCTAAGATGATTGACAATGAAGAGTATATCTTCACTGATGGTACAAGTATTTTAGGTTCAGATGATAAAGCAGGAGTAACTATAATGCTTTATATGATGGCACATAATGTTCCAGGATTATATTACTTTTTCTTAGGTGAAGAAAGAGGTGGTGTTGGTTCAAGATTAGTTGCTGGTGATTTTGAAGAAATAGATTATCTTAAAGATATAAAAAGATGTATATCATTTGATAGAAGAAAAACAGGTTCTGTTATTACTTCTCAATATGGTAGAGTTTGTTGTTCTGATGATTTTGGTTCTGCTTTATGTAGAGAATATAGTAGCAATGGTGTAAAGTTATCATTAGATGATACAGGAATATTTACAGATTCTGCTTCTTTTATTGATAATATACCAGAATGTACTAATATATCAGTTGGTTATGAAAATGAACATACTACTAAAGAAATACAAAATATTACATTTTTAGATAAGATTGCTAAAGCATCAGTCAATGTTAATTGGAGTAAATTACCTACTATTAGAAAAGTTGGTATAAATAGTGAGATTATTAGAAAGTATAAAAATTTAATACAACAAATTAAAAGATATGCATTTGACCTTGATGTAAAAGTTGTAGGGTATGATGGTAAAGTATTCATTGAGTTTGACTCATTAGGATGTGATATAAAGACAATAGGGAACACATTAAAATATATTAATAATATCTTATCAAGATATAATATTATTGATCCTTATGTGGAATTTGAAGAAACGTATATCAAAATAGAAATAAAGTAATGATAAAGAATTATAAAAAATTTACAGAGAGTTTAGAAGGTTCTATGAGTGATAATAGAGACTATTATGATGATGAATATTATGGTCATAATACTGATGGTATGGAACATATAACATATCTATTAAGAACTACTCTAAGAAATAAAGGTATTGAAGATTTTACTGTTGATTATAGAGATTATGATATATGTATATCAGTATTCTTGTATGAATTGGAAAAATTGAGTACAATGATGAATATATTTGACATATTAGAACATTTGAGAACTGATATTTTACCACAATATGATTGTGAATTTGATATGTATCAAACTAAAAAAACAGGTGGTAGTGTATTAGAATTTAATTTTTTCTATAATGAATAATTAATATATAAATAAAATTAGTACATTTGTACAAAAAAACAAGAAGCAAGTAATGCAGTATTTGAAAAAATTTGAAGAAATTTCCTTTGGAAATCTATTCAATAAAAAGAAGGAAGAAAAACCTCAACCTACTGGTGAAGTAATAATAAGACCAATGAAAGAGGAAGATGTTGATGATTGTTTAGATTTAAAATATCAATATTTTGGGCATTTTTATGGAGATTTAGATGATCCAATGACTAAAGCATATCATGATAATTATGCACTTAGTAAATTAGATTTATCTGTTTCATTAATTGCTGAGATAGATGGTAAAATAGTTGGTGGTTATATTCTTGAGAAAACAGGTCTACCTATGTATCCAGGTAATTTTTATGACTTTTCAGGTGAAAAATTAACAGGTGTTGAAGGAGTTTCATTATTTGTGGATCCAAATTATAAATCTGCAGGTATTGGACATAAACTTAAATACTATTATAAAGAAAATAAACACCCTGAAATATCTTTCATTTGGGGTATGGCATTTCATGGTTTAAATAATATGAACCACTGGTTAAAAACAAGAACTATGTTCAATGACTTATTTGGTGTTTATTACACTATTGAGTTTTATACACCAGGTGGTATAAATAAATATCCAAAAACAAAATATTTGGATTTTTATGAACAAAATAAAATAAATGTAGTTGATTATATTAATAGTGAATTAAAAAAAGGTAAGAAAGTTAATAGTATTGCATCAGTATTAGTTGATTATGGATTTGATAAAAGTGAAGTAATGGAAATAGCAAATTATTGTAAAGAAGAATAAAAATGAGACATATAAATCAAAATTGTGGTTCATCTTGTGGACCAACATCATTAAAAATGATAATGATGGAAGCAGGTTATAAAGACAATCTTGGAATACAAGATATTTTTGGAATGTCACCAACTAAAATTGGTGGAACTCCTTGGCCAAGAATGTCTAAAATAATAAGAGATTTAGGTATTAAACATAAAGTAATGGCTAATGTATCTTTAGATTATTTTAAAACTGCACCAGAAAATAAAGTTTGGATGTTAGCAGTTTATTGTGGTCAAATAAAACATTGGGTTGTTTTACAAGGATATAAAGATAATTATTATTTAATACTTGATCCAGCAGATACTGTTAAAGAATATACTAAAAATGAATTATATAGTATATTTGGTAATAGAAACTCATTAGTCATTGAATTTGATTTAGATGATTTCTTAGGTGATTCACCAAATTATGAAACTCATGACAAAGATGGTGATTATGTTATGAATTATGTTAATGAATATCAAATGAGATTAACAGAAGATTCAAACTATATATTTGATAAATTAGGTAAAAAAGTAGATTCAGTTGAAGAGATATTCAAAGGTGATATTGATACTGATTATATCTATGGTGTATTTGATGAAGATGAAGTAATCTATGATAAATATATCTTTGGTTATTCAAATGATAAAATAATACTTTTAAGATTTAAAGGAGAATAAAAAAAGAGGTGAAAATTCACCTCTTTTTTATTCTATTTCATTAAGTATATCTTTGATAATTGCAAGTTTTTCTTTTGTACCTTCTGTTTTAAATTTCTCATTATCTTTAAAGACTGCAAATGCAAATGAATCTGCAAAATCTTCTCTTGGATTTCTACTTGAATAATTTCTACAGAAATCAGCATCTTCTTTATGTACCCAATTTGATTTTTTGGGTCCTGCTAATTCTCTACCTTTTCTTTTCTCAATATATCTTTTATAACCCTCAGGTATTTTTTTATCTCTATCACACTTTTTCCAACCAGATATTGCCTGCCATTTTTTAGAAAAAGAAACTTTGTCTAAATGGTCAACACAATGACCTATTTCATGAACTATAACAAATACTTTATAAGGTATATCTTTTATTCCATCTTTGAACTCTTTTTTAAACTTAAAAATACTTGGATTTAATGTCATTTGTTTCTTTTTAGGAGTATCTTTCCATCTTCCATGAACACCACCTAATTTCTCTAAAACAATTTTATCTATTTTACCTTTTATGAAATTAACTTTAAAGAATGAAAATGCCTTTTCTAAAATATCTAATTCCTGAGCATTGAATTTTTCATCAAGTTCAAGTTCATACTTCTTTTCAAAATCTAATACTCTTTTTGACTTCTCTTTAACTTTCTTATTCTCAAATACTTTATATTCTTTTATAAATTTCATAGTATATATATTAAAATAAATTAAACTTTTTTGGCTTTTTAATTATAATATATATAATACATTATTAGGGGGTGTTACAGAATTGATTTGTGGTCTAATAGTGATTATGCAAGTATCGGGTGGTCTAATGACCGATTAATAAATTAGTTGATACAATTTTAAACGGAAACGTAAATCAAGTAGGAACAAGTGAAGATATAGTAGCTTGCTTACAAAACAACATGATCTCTGATCTAGTAGTAGCTTAATTAAGTTTAAACTATTATGCACAAAAAAGCTGTGTCACCAGTTGAAAAGTGAAACCTTTTTATTAGAGTTTTGAGATTCAAAAACTAAATATTTTGTAAGTTAAGAAAAACTTACTAAACTTGTAAATGAATAGTTATTATTAACTGAGAAAGACACGTTGGGCAGTACAACGTCACCTCCACAACAAAAAAGTCCTTCAATTGAAGGACTTTTTTATTTTAACTTAACATATATATCAATATTTTTAATTTTCTTGTTTGTTGTCTTACCTGATAATAATTGTTTTCTATCATAGAAAAAATGTGTATGTTTTGTAATATACATTGGAGTTTCAAAATCAACAACCAATTCATCTGCAAAATCTTTTTGATAAGAAGGAATCCAGGATTTAAGAAAAGTAGGACATATTTCATATTTAATATCTAACATTTCAAAGAATGGTATAAATTCATCTTTGATTTCTCTCCAGTAAAAAGAACGTGCTCTTGCAACTGCTCTTAGATGTGGTAAATCAACTTTAATTTTCCTTAATGATATTCTCCAAGCATCACAATTTGGTGTCCATACTATTTTCACTTCAAACCCTTCATCAAGTAAATAAGCTAAATTCTGATTACAAAACTTTTGTAGTTCATCTTTGATTTCAGAATTACCAAAAGATTCAAAAAACTTTCTTAAATATTTCATATATTATATATTAAATATTAATTTTGTAATTATGATAAATAGATTTGATGGTAGATATAGTTTTCTTTCAAACTTCTACCCCTGTAAAATAGAACACCAAGGTATAACTTACCCATCTGTTGAACACTACTATGTTGCAATGAAATGTAATAGTAATCAAACATTTGATGGAGTATATTATACACCTGTGGATTTTAGAGAAATGATTGCAACTATTAAAAGTCCAGGACATGTAAAGAAAATTGGCCAAAGAATTAAAATAAGATCTGACTGGGATTCTAAGAAATTAGAGTTTATGACTTGGGGTGTTAATGAAAAGTTCAAGGATCCTGCATTAAAAGAAATGTTACTAATGACTGGTGATGTTGATATTGTTGAGGGTAACTGGTGGCATGACATCTATTGGGGCCAATGTACTTGTGAAAAATGTGCAGGTAAAGGTAAGAATAAGTTAGGTAAACTTTTAATGGAAGTTAGAAGTGAACTAAATGGCACAAAGAAACCTAACCTTTATGATGTCTTATTTCCAAAAAAATAAACTTTTGGATTCTCAATGCATATAAAAACAAAACAATATAAAAAATGAGTATCATATCATACTTTGGTGGTAAGGCAAACTTTCAATCCTTTATTACACCTATAATTCCAAAAGATTGTAAAACTTATGTAGAACCATTTTCTGGTTCATTTGCAATTTACTTAGATTCTAAATTAGAGTTTGAGAATGTTATCTTTAATGATAGAAATAGACATCAAGCTAATTTGATGCAATGTTGTTCAAGACCAGAAGAGTTTTTGGTTGAACTTAAAAAATTAATGGATTTTGGTGGACTTCTTTATACAGAAGAAACTGAATTAGATAAAAAATGGGACTTCTATAAAGGAATTTATAGAACTTATGTTACTAATGATTTCTTAGATAATATGGACTTTGAGATTGGTGATTTAAAAGTAGGTGCAATTTATGCCTTTTTAATTACATCAAGTTTCAGTTCTGTTTATCCAAGAGGTGGTGGTTTCACTGGATTTAAGAAAAAAACAAACAAATTAAATCTACAAATTTTAATCAATAAATTAGAGAAAAACAAATACACTGAAAGATTACAAAAGATTAATGAGTTTAATAACTTAGATTTTGAAGATGTTATTAAGATGCATGATGCAGAAGATACTTATATGTATTTAGACCCACCTTATGCTCGTTTTAATGACATTAAAAATGATGATGATGGTAGAAGACTATTTTGGTATGGATGTGACACAGAGAACACCTTTGGGGTTTCCTCACATAGACGTTTATTAGAGTTGTTAAAACAATCTAAATGTAGATGGTCATTATCATATTACTACTTTCCTTTATTAGAAGAATTATTACCTAAAGATGAATACTTTTGGACTTCAAAAGAGTTTCATAGACCATCTGCAGTTATTAAGAATAAAGTAGAAGGTGTTGATAAAGAAAAAGGTGTTGAGTTATTGATTATGAATTACAACCCTGAGACTGGAGAAAAAATAAAAGTTAATTCAGATGTTCAACAATCAGAACCAGAATGGGATCCATTTAGAGATTAATAAAATGTTTGATAATATTAAGTTGAGTGATGTTATAACATTGGATAAAAGTGTTAATACTAACTTTACTAAGTATTCTACATCTGTAAGTGTTGGATTAATAGACTTTCAAGATATGAAAGAACATGTTTATAGTGATATTATACAAGCAATTGGAAGAAAATGTGTTAAAGAGTTAATGGATAATTCTATTACTGACTTTTTAGATTTATCAAAATATGATAATGATGTTGAATTAGTTAAACCTGCAACAGATGAATTGATTGATTATATTATTAACTCTGGTTATAAGAAATGTATATTAAGTTCAATGTTGGCATCAGTTATTCAAGATGATATTAGATTTCATTTTAAAGCAATGAATCAGAATATTACTATTAATGGTGCAGATATTTATAGTATAGGTTTTCTATCAACTATTGAATTATTTATTGACCCATATATGAGATTTAATGATAATATTGTATTATTAATAAATGATTTGAGATTAAATGTTAACTATATTGATTCTGAAATTAAAAGTGATGCAACTTTTACACCAAGAATTGTTATAGATTTTAATATGTTTTCATCATATGATAGTAAAATATGTTATGTTGTTGATAAAATGTACTCTAACAATTATAATAAATATCTTGCTGAATTAAGAGATAAAAAAATAGATACTTTATTAAATGATTAAAACACATCTTGATAAGATAGTTGACTTAGGTTTTGTTGTTGATATAAGTTGGAATAGTGATTTTGCTATAGAGTTCTATGATATAGATATACTTGTATTAAGAGCTGTATATGAATCACATGATGATTTTGAAGACTTTATGGAGATTTGTATTGATATTTTTTATAGTTGGTATAATGAGAATTATAAACTTATAGAAAGATATGAACATTGTCAAGATGATGAAAAGAATGAAATACAAGATAAGTTAGAAAAAGGTGTATTAGGACATATAACAAAGACTGTTACAAGAGAATTAACACTTAATAAATTAATATAAAAAAGAGAAGTTTAACTTCTCTTTTTTATTATCTCATTAATCCTGCATTTACTAAATCATTTACTATCTCTCTAGCTAATTCAGTTTTTAGATTATCATCATTTGCAACATTTTCTAAATCATACATTTTAAGATTATTAAGAACTATTTGGTGTGCTGTTAAGTCACTTCCATTTGATTCTTCTAAACTTTCAATAGAATCATCAACTTCATCTGCTGATAAGTCATCCATTTTTTTAGTTACATCATTATAATGAAACTTTGTGTTTCTTGGAAATTGTTGTTTATCTGCACTATTTTTAGTGAAGTCTCTTTTTAAGTCTTGAAGTTCAGCTTGCTCTTCTTCTTTTTTGAAATCTTCAAATTTTACTATTTTTGCCATGATATTGTTTATTTTTTTATTGATTTTTTAATTTTCTATCTAATAACTTAGACATATTTGATCCAATTAAATAGTGAATATTTTTAATTGTATCACTTTCTACAGATTCTATTTCATCCATAAATCTAAATTGTAGTTTATATGTATCAATATCTTCTGGATCCTCTGTTAAATCTTTATCTATTTTATGAATTGAAAATTCAATATCATAACTATTATTAATATTTATTTTAAAGTCAAATGTAGTTTTATCACAAGAAACTATTTTAAACTTTGGTTCATACTCTACATCAAAAACAGAGTATTCTGTAATTTTAGCTCTTTTCATATAGTAATTTAAGAACATAGCAGGTGCTTCAATAAAGTCAGAAAGAATTTGAATATCTTCACCAAAGTTATTTGATTCAATAATATCATCAATACTTTTCTTCATATCAATAATACTATCAAATTCTATTTTGTGATAAACACAATTTATATCATAAAGATATATAAATGAATTTTCAATAATATTTCTCTTTTCTAAGTCTGTTTTGAAAATAAACTTAGTATGTATAATAGATATATCTTCTGTTGAAAGTCCTTGTATGCAAATAACTAATTTAAGATAATCACCATCAGATGATTTTTCATAAACTGTTTCAATTGCACTTACTACTCCTTCTTCTTCTTTAAATATATCTTTAAAGGCTTCTTCTATCTCAGCTATTCTAATGTTCATAATTAATTAAATTGTTTATCATAAGCTTCTCTTTTAAGCTTCATTATTTTTCCTATATAGTTGTTTCTTCTTAATAATTTGAATACAAGATTTCCTGTTGAGAACTCTCCACCTTCACTATCAAGACCACTTTTTCTACTATCTTTTATTTTAGTCCACACTTTTTTAATTTTATCTTTAAGTAATTCATATTTATCTTTTTTTGCTGCTTCTTCTAAGTCATCTATTTTAGACATTATAGTTTTAGCTTTTTCTTTAATATCTTCTTCATCTGGAACAAAGTCAATCTTTTGAGGTTTCTTAACCCATTTATCTTTTAATATAGAATAAGCTCCACCAATTTTACCTGTTTCAATTCCTTCATTTAATGAATTAATATCTTGTAACATTATTTCAACATCATATCCTTTTATTTGAATTTCATGTTCACCATTCCACATTTTTTTGGCATAGTCACAATACTTTTCAACTAATTCAACATTTTCATCAATATCAGAATGTCTTATAATAACATGTAAGTCAAAGTCAGAATATTTTTCAGACCAGTTATAATTACATAAAGATCCACAGAATATAATATCAAGTACATCTGCTTCTAATTCTAAGTCACTATAAAAGTCTTCACCTATTTGTAACAATTCTCTTCTTATTTCATCATCTAATTCAAATCCATCCCATACTTTAGGATTCAATTCATCTTTTAACTGAAATGATTTTACTGGTTCTAAATCAGCTTGTACAAATTCAAAATATTTTTCTATCTTCATATTCTATATATTAATTATAAACTCTTATTTCTATTGGTGTATTAGATAAAACATCATCTACTGGATATGTATTTCTATCAAATACTTGTATATTTATAGTATCTATACTATCATTACTTGATATATTTATAGTATTGTAATCATTGTTCAAAACAGGTGTAATGCTAGTAAATGTTTTATTTAATATAAATGCACCATTTAATGTTGCATTGTAATCACCAGTATCAACTCTTGACCATGTTATATTTCCAATAGTATTCTCTAATACTATTGCAGTAGGAGATGCAGTTCCTGATTGTGTTAATAAAGCAGTATAAACTCTATATGTTGTTTTTGTTATAGAAATTAATTCAACTTCACCAAAATTCTCAACTGCACCATAAGTACCAATTATTAATTGACCATTTGCAATATTTATTCTACCATAGTTTACTATAGTTCCATCAACTGTTAAATCACCATAAACCCAGTATTGACAATATTGAGGTATGACCACATAGTCATTTGGTTCTATATAATACTTTATATTAAATGCATCATTAGAATAGTTTTTAATAAATTGAAAACAATCTGCATTAACATCATAAGACAATGTGTAAATATTATCAGGTTGTATATCATATATCATTAAATCTACTAATCCATTAATAGATGGTTTTTTAACACTTTTATAACCAATACCATTTATGTTTACTGAAACATTTTGTGAATTTGCCATATCAAATTTAGATAAAAATATAGCATCACTCTCATATATACTAAACTGAGGGGTTGTTGCTGTTGAATAAAGTGAACCATCACCAGTAAAATCAACTGAATAAACTTGTGTTAATTTCTCTTTATTCCATTGTCCTGTTGAATAAGTACCTTCATATTTATAAAGTGAATTATCTTGATCATCAACTCTAACAGTCATTCCATTTGTAGGTATTGTATTAGTCCAATTTGTTGTAGATGAGTTATATTCTGATATAAAACCACCTGGGTTTCCTGCCCAAGGAGAACCAATTACAGATGAAAATTGATTAATACCTACTAAATATCTATCACCATCATTAGGTGAAGTAGGTATTGTAGTAACTATTGATTTAACTGAACTTTGCCACTCATTATTTGTAGCACTTACACCATTATATTCAACCCAGTTAAGATTATTTAATAAATCAGTATCAACATTATTATATTTTAGTTGATAAGTTTTATTATTAGGATTATCATTATAAACAGTGACCAACATACCCCATTGTCTTCTTTGGATAATTATGCTATCTCTTTCTGATAGAGTTTCATATCCATGAGCACCACCTTTAATCTCATTTGCATAAGCTGTTGAGATTAAATCTAAAGAGTCATTTGGACGAATTGCTGCTGATATTAAAGTTCCTGTATTTTGTGACATTTCTATTCTATATTTTTTAGCTTATTATAATATTTAATGGTGAGTTTTGTGCAGTATTACTTACCCAAACTTCATAATTTGTTGACGCACCATTTGAATTAGTAAATGACCAACCTGTTTTTACTTTTGTAAATGCAGTATTTGGTAAACCATTTACATTAAATGTTGGTGAAGTTGATCCACTTACTGAACTTGGCCAAGCAAATATTAAATAATTACCACCTCCATTAATACTTGTATATGTTTTACTTTTTGTTGTACTTAGTTGACTATTCAATCCTAATATTATTGAGTTTGTTACTGCAGTAGTTACATAAGAAGTATATGATGGATTTAATGTTAAGTCTGGATTAGGATAAGTAAGACCACTAAGGTCAATAGTACCCCAGTATATTTTATTCATCCAAGTTATTGTTGCACTTGTTGATGTGGTTTCAGTACCATCATTTACATTCATTGTAAAAGTATTTGTTGTACTTGAAGGTAAAGGGAAACTATAGGTTCCTGTAACAATTCTTGTTCCTGTTTGAGAATTTCCTGTTATACCACCAATAGTTGAACCATCAATAACAACACTTAATATTGTATTTGAACTTTTAGTTACAGACCAATTAAGATTTTGAACTAAACTTTGTCCATATTCTTTTTGGATATTTGGTGTAAGTGATATTGTAGGTGGTGTGTAAGGATAGAAAATTGCATCAAACATTTGTTGAATTGTTTGTGGTGTTGGAAATGTTGTTCCTGAACTAACTCCACCAACTGAAATTGTTGTTGGATTTGTATTCATATATGTTGTAGGTGTAGCTGATGCTGATGCAACAATAACACTTAAATCATTTATTCTTTCCCAAAGAGTAAATACAGAATCTCTAACATCTTTGGCTTTAACTAAATTTGTGGTATTATTAGGGATTTGATTTAATAAATCAGCAACCTGATCATAACGAAATGATTCAATAGTACTTCCAGTTCCATATCCATATAAAAGAGCCATAGATTAATTTGTTTTTATGTATATATTAAAATATTATTTCCATAAAAATAAAAAAGAGAGTCAAACTCTCTTTTTATATTACTCTTTTTTACTCCAAAGATAAAAATCATCAGTTTTCTCAAAATTAAACTTAGTGAAGTTATTTTCAAGTGAATTATTTATCAAGTCTGTAATTCTATCATCATCTAATTGAGATTCTATATAACTTTCTGCTTTAGATTTATCTATCAGATTTTCTAATTTAACAACAAGTCCTAATAAATCAACTTCTTCTTTTAATAACTCATCTGTTAAATATTCTACAATATTACCTTTTATAATATCCATCTCATCTTTATTATAAACAATTACCAATAAATCATCATTTTCCCAGTTTGTTACTTTGAATAAGTGTTTATCAGAATCAACTATATCTATTTGACTTAAATTAGCATCAAAATGGTCTGCTAAGAATTTCTCAGCTTTAATATCAGTTCTACCAACTCCTTTATAAAGACATTGTAAAAGTGAAGTAAACTTAAAATCTACAGATTCAAATACTTTGAAACTTTCAAATGTTAAAACACCATCAGATTCCATATGAACTCTATCTTCAATTACATCATTTATTACTTGTTTGATTCCATTAATATCTTTTAAACCATTTCTTTCAATAAACTTTTCAAACTTATCTGAACCTGTCTTTAAATATCTTTTTAGATTGGTAGGTCTAATCTTCCATTTATCCATATAGTCATCAACAAGTTTATTTACTACTTGATAATATTTATTTGCATCTTCTCTACTACTTATTGACATTGTTAACTTATGTTATTTATTAAATGTATATATTAAAAAAATATTTTCATTTTTTTTCTAAACAAATAATAAGTTTGATGATATATAATCATGTAAAAAAAATTAAAAAAAAGAAACTATGAAAAAATTATTATTTGCTTTAATGGCTATTGTTGCAATCACTGTAACATCTTGTAAAAAAACTGAAACTGTAGAAACTCAAACAACTGTTGACTCAACTGCTGTTGATACTACTAAAGTTGATACAACTGCTACTGACACAACTAAAGTTGCTGATACTACTAAAGTAGAAGCTCCTGCTGTTAAGTAATTAGAAATGTGCTTGGTCTAAAAAAGAGAAACAGAAATGTTTCTCTTTTTTGTTTTTAGGAATTATGTATTTAATATATAGTTTATGAATTTATCACAAACAAGAGACTTTTATAATAAAAAACCTGTTGAGTTTGTTGTCAAAGAACACTATAACTTAATAGAGGATAATGAATATATTCCAAGGTTTTCCCTAAAGAATGTTAAGGATATTGCAAATATTCCAATTAATCAACCAATTAAATACTCAGATGAGATTATGAAAAAGGCCATTAGATATGGTATGATGTTTCTAATCAATTACAAAGGTGAAAAAGATAAACACTTTGCCGGCCATGAGAGAGTAATTTATCCAATGGTACTTGGACGTTCTTCACAAGGTAAAATTTTATTGAGAGGTTGGCACTTAAATGGATGGTCAGTATCTCAAAGAAGACACATAAACAAGATTTGGAGACTTTTTAGAGCAGATAGAATACTTTCTATGACTTTCACTGGATCATTCTATAGATTGCCACCAGCAGGTTATAATATGAATGATAAAGGTATGAGAGGTGGTATTATAGTTAAAGCGGATTTCAATGAAATTAGAAGAAACCAACAAGCTCTTATTAATCAAAATAAAATTCAAAATAGAGAAGAAGTTACAATTGGTCAACCAGACAAAACATTTGCTTCTATTCAAGTTAAAGAAACAGAAACTCAAGTAGATTTAATGAAACCATTTGAGAATGCTTATATTAATAATAACAAAGATATGGCAGGATTAAGAATATCATTCTTAAAAAGTATTTATGGTAACACATATATAGCTGTTTTGGGTGCATTAGGTCAACCAGGAAACACAGTAAGAGTATTAACAGATAAACAGAACAATCTTGGTGTATTTAAAGTTATGGACTCTGTTACAGGAGATGTATTAAAAAGTATAAAGAATGTAAAGGGTAATTCTATATATGATTTATATATGTTTGATAAAAAATTATAAAGTGATGATGAAATTTATTAAGTTATTTGAAGAGTTAAATAGAGAAGATATTGTTGTATCTAAGATACAAGGTGATGATATTGAAATAGCTAAAGATATTGTTGCTAAACAATTTGAAGATAAACTACCTTATGAAGATTCATTAGATTATTTATCAGATGTTGTTGATTTTGATAATTCATATATTGCTAAAGAAAATGGTAATGTAGTTGGAGTTTTACTAATTGGTGATTCTATAATTTATGATTTAAAATCAAATGATACTTGGAAACAAATAGAAGATGTTGATTTAAGTGGTAAAGGTATTGAAGGAGTTGCACTTGTTATATTACCTGAATATAGAAAAAGTTTTGCAACATATAAATTGATAAATGAACTTAAAAATAGTGATTGGAATTTTTTAACAATTCAACAATATGAAGGTATGGAAGAAACTATGAATTATTTTAATAAAACTAAACTTATTGGTTATTTTATGGAAGATGGTAATAAAGTAGATGTTTTCTATGTAAAAAGATAATTTTAAATATTAATATATAATAAAAAACAATCAAATAGAAATGGATAAGTTACAATCATTTGAGTCATTTAATGAAGAAAAGAAAGATAAATGGATTCAAGACGCAATTAAGAAACCAGGTTCTCTTAAAAAATCTTTAGGTAAAGGTAAAGGTGATAAAATAACTAAAACTGAGATAGAGAAAGAATTATCTAAATTAAAAGCTAAAGATAAAGATAAGAAAAAACCAGGAACTCAGTTAGACAAGAAAGATGCTACTAAGAAAAAAAGATTAGAATTAGCAAAAACTTTAAGAAGTCTTAAAGAAAATCATGAAGAAGGTAATTATATGTTCTTCTCTAATTTAGAAACTATCAAAAGATTAGTAGATGAACTATTAGAAATGGATAGAGCTGAAATTGATGCTATGTTAAATGAGCATGATTGGGCTTCTGACCATATTACAAGTTCTAAAGATGATATTGAAGAAGTATTTGACTTTATAGCAGGTAATAGTAATCCAGAAGAAGATGAAGAGGATGATTATGAACCATTATCTAATACCTTATATGATGCTGAAAAAAGAGAATTTTTTAGAAAGAGCAAATAAGATGATGATTTTAGTTGTATTCTAAATCCACAACATATTGTATAAATTAAAACCTCACTTTAAAGTGAGGTTTTTTCTTTTTAACTAAACAACACATGATAAAATATATATAATCATAAATCTTTAATTTATTAGAGATTAAAAATTATTGGCCTATGAATGAATGAAATTGATGAGTTTTTAACATTTCTATATGATAATATAGAAGATGAAAGAATAGAAGTATCAAAAAAGATGAAATATGGATTTAGACACTTTGGAATAAATCTTTATTTAGAGAATAAAGAACCTGACACTATAAATGGTTCAACTGGTCAAATATTAACAGAGAATAGTAGTTATAACTCAATTCAAATATTAATAGATTGTAGAAACAATTGTATTGAACTTAATGTTAATATGGATGAGGCAGTAATTGAAGATGCTGAACTTACACTTAAATGGGCAGACCTGCTTGAAGAATACCTAAACAACAAATTAGAGAATAAAGTAAGTACTTTGATAAATAATGGTTTATCAAAAACTGACTTATTGAGAGAATATAAGCTTAAAAAAATAATAAAAGAAGATGAATCTATATAATCAAGAAGAAGTAGATAGAATTGCTAAAGTTAAAGAAGTAAATGACAAAATGGAAGACTTCTTTAATGACAAAAGAATTGAATGGAGTAAAAATGTAGATCCATTATTCAAATCATTGGCATTGGATTTTAGTTTACCTGCAAGTCATAAAGAAATTTTAAACACACAAGCACTTGCACTTTCATTTAGACAAGTATTGAATGAAGAAGTAAACTTATTCCTTAATAAGAGAAGTAAGGAAGCAACAAAAATTAAAAGATTAAGACAAGATAGATTTGTTTTTTATGCAACTGGATTTGGTATTAAAACAAATATGGGAGAGAAAGGGATTTTAATTGATGGTCATTTAGCAGAGAATGAAAGAGCAATGGAAATAATAGAAAGTCATATTCAGTTTTTGAGAGATACTGTTAAAAACTTAGAATCACTTGGATTTGCAATTAAGAATATGGTTGAATTAATGAACTACTTAGGAAAATAAAAAAACCCATCATTTGATGGGTTTTTTGTTTTTAAGAGTTATACTTAAAGTTGTGGTTTTCTTCAATGTTAAGAAGAGTTTCATAAATCAACTCAATAACATTTTTAACATCTTTCTTATGAACTGTTTCACAAGTTGTATGCATATATTTCAATGGTAATGAAATAAGTGCAGATGGAGTTCCACCATTTGAGTAAGCAAATGAATCAGTATCAGTTCCAGTATGAGTAGAACTTGCTGCTAATTGGTGAGGGATTTTTTTACTCTCAGCAGTATCTAAGATTAATTTTCTTAATCTATTGTGAACTGCAGGAGCTCTGGTGATAACACCACCATCACCAGCAACATGTTCTCCTTGTTTACTTGGAGTATAACAAGGTGATGAAGTTTCATGACAAACATCAGTTACAATAGCAACATTTGGTTTAATAGTTTGTGCAATCATTTCAGCACCTCTTAAACCAATTTCTTCTTGAACAGAATTTACTACATAAAGTTTGAAAGGTAGTTTAATATCTTTCTCTTTTAATTTTCTTGCAACTTCTGCAATCATAAATCCACCAATTCTATTGTCTAAAGCTCTACCAGTGTAGTAATCTTTACCCAATTCCATTAGTTCATCTTTGAAGGTAACAACTGTACCAATTTTGATTCCCATTTTAGCAACATCTTCTTTAGAAGAAGCACCAATGTCAATAAAGATAGAGTCTAAATCCGCTTCTTTCTTTCTATCATGAATGTGAATAGCAGGGTGTCCAAAAACACCTGTAACAGGTCCTTTTTCTCCCCATAGGTTAACTCTCATAGAAGGTGCAATTGTTACATCAGAACCACCATTTCTGATTACTTTGATATAACCTTTAGAATCAATGTAATTAACAAACCAAGATATTTCATCTGAGTGAGCTTCAATTACAACTTTAAAGTCTGATTCTAAATTACCCATAACTCCATAAGCAGTTCCATAGTTATCAAGTTCAACTTGATCAGTATATTTAGACATATAGTCCATCCATACTTTTTGACCACCTAATTCATATTCAAATCCAGTTGGAGAAGTACTATTTAAGTATTCTTTTAAAAATTTCTTGTTTATTTTCATTTTATAAGTTTTTAAGATAAGAGTTATAGATAGAAAAACAAAAATGTTTATTCTAATATAATATTTATGAAATTTAGATTAATAAAAGACTTAATAATAAACACTGGTTTTGAAGAAATAAAACTATACGATAAAGGAACTATATTTACTCCTAATAATGAGGGTAATTATGAGTTCAATTCACATGATGGAAAAACAAAAATCCAATCAAAAGAAGACTTACTTGATAAAAAGAATTTATTTGAGTATCTTCCTGAGATTGAATTAAAAGTTAAAGAGTTAGAAATAGAAGAGGATGACATAGTTAAAAACTATAGAATCCAATTAGATATAAAAACATCATTTAGAAAACTTAAAGAAATTGAAAAGTTCTTAAAAGAGAATGTAAATGAAATGTTATAGAATTTGACCTTCTAATAATTCAAAAAATGTGCTGGCATTAGTTTTTGCTAAGTCATCAGTCATCATTCTATAGATTTCTTCTCCCATATTTTCATTACCTCTTAACATACGCTCCATATTAACTATTTGGGTAAATCCCATTGTTCTACAAGAATCAATTGCATAAGTATTTGCATCATCTTCAAGTTCTCTGTAGTTCTTCAAGAATTCTTCTTTATTACCATCTACAACTGTTTGAAAGTATTTAGGTGTAAATTCACCATTTTCTTCTTGAAAAGCATGTCTTGATTCATGAAGTGCAATGAAAAACTTAATATCTCCAGGAACTGGTGGTGTTGAATTAATTAAAACTCTATCAGTACCAACAAAACAACCCATAATAGGTTTTTGAGTATTGAATGGAAAGTAATGTATTTTAAAATTACTTCTATTTTGATTCCACCAAGAAATAATGGTTTCTTTACTTGCTCCAAGTGGTGGAGTTCTACCTTCATTTAGTCTATCTATAAAGTCTGATATAGATATTTCACCTGGGAAATTTTTTTCAAGTGATTCATTAAATCTTTTTAAGTGTTTCATTTTATTTTTCATTTATTTTTTTAGGCTACACCTTCTTCACCATCATCATATGTTTCTTCCCTGTATTTATAAGGATTTATATTTGACAACTTTTTTAAAAGTCTATTCATTTCTTCTGTTTTTTCACCTAATCTATCTATAATATCAGTCATAACATCAACTGGATCTTGATCATCAACAATTCTATACATCATTTCTTTATATAAAGGATCTTGTGTATCTAAATAGTCTTTAAGTTCAATTTTAAGTGCTGTAAATGCTGCCCAGAAGTCACCTATTTTATCATCTCTGTCATTGAGACCTGATACTACTACATCTGAAAATTGTCTTTCTAATGGACTTAAATTTCCAAACCTTTGTTCAAAGTTTTCAAAGAGTTTTAAGTATTTCATTATTTTAATTTTATTTTTTCTGTTAAATAAAAATGTTTACCTATAACTTGGAATGCATCTTCAAAAGCATCTATTACCATTCTTCTTTCAGTTCCCATATCATAGATTCTATCACCTAAATCAATTACATTTCTTTCTAATTCATCAAATGAAATATCAGGATTTCCAAACATTAAAGTATCAATAATATATTCTCTAACAATGTCATCATAACTACTTAACTTTCTTTCCAATTCTTCTACAATACCTTCTTGGTCTGCAGATTCACCAGGATATATTTCTAAGATTCTTTTAACCATTGAATATATTTGTTTAACATCTTCTGATTTCAAAGATTCTGTCCATCTACCTTGATATGTTTCTGATACACCTAATATAGAGTGTATATCTTTCTCTATAATGTCTAATCCTTCATCTATTGAACTAACTGCAGTTTCAAAGTCAACAACATTACTTGCAATTTTTTTAAGCATTAAATCATCTATATCAAACTCATATCTTAATACAAGTTCATTACTTGTAAAATTAACAAATAATTCATGGTCATTTTTATTTTCCCACTCATACATAAATGCTTGACCACCTATACTATCTACAAGTTCTTTAATTTCTTGCATTTTTACATCCAATACACTATCAGAACCTGTTTCTACAAATTCTCTAATGAACTCATTATATTTTTTAATCATCATACTTTATTATTTTTTAAGAGTTATTTTTATAATCAAATGTTTTACTTTTTTCAAATCATAACCATATCCCTGTTTAATACGTATTTCTGTTGGATTATCAATGAATTCTAAATTAAATTTTGAAAAATCAATAGGATTTTCTCTAATATAATTATCCCAAAGTCTTTTAGTTCCCTCTACCCATACTTTTATACTATCTCCCTCTTTAGATATAGAAGAATATATTTTTGAACTACCCTTTAAATCATTAGCTAACTTCTTAATTAGATATTTATCATCTTCTTCTATTTTACTATAAATATCAATAGATATTTTAGTTGATCCTAACCATACAGTTACTGTATTTCCATATGTTTCATCCATAACATTCTTAAACATAATCAATTCATCTAATAATTCCCAAAGTCTTTTATCTTTAACATTAGTATTAGTTGCACCATTAACTCTCTCAAAATGTTCAAAATTAAAAGATATAGTTGTCTCATTATATCCTGCAAATTCACCAGAAGTTACAAGTGATTTATGAGTATCTATCTTAACACCAAGATGTTTTATAGGAACTAAAAAATCATTTACTATTAAGTCTAAATCAAGCTCTTCTTTACTTTCTTTTAGGTATTCTATAAATTTAGTTAAATGTTTCATAAGTCTATATATTAAAATTCTATTAAACAAAAACCATCTTTTTTATATAATCCTAAAGATTAAATTTATGTCAAAACTAAAACTAAAGATAAAACCAGAGAATTTCAGTTTATTTGTTTCTAAGATAGAAAATATTGCTGCTATTGATGACACTGTAAGAGTGAAGATTGATAGTGAGAATATATTAATGTACTCAATGTTAGGTGGTGGTAATGTAATGTTAGCATTTAAGAACTTCCTATTGAATACCAGTGATTTCTTTGAGATTGGTGATTTTGATTATACTATTGATATGATTATACCTAATGCTAAAAAGTTTGTTAAGAACTTAGCATTTATTAGAGAAATGGATAAAATTGGATTTGACTTAACATATAAAGAAGATGAAGATGATGAATTACTTTATGCAGTTAGAACTTTCCAACTATCATCTGGTAAATTCAAAGTAAACTGGTTAGGTGGTGAATTATATTCAGTTAGAGATATTGGAAAAGCTGCATTGGCTCAGAGATTAAACCCTAAAGATAAAAAGTGGTCATTTAATATTGGAAATCAAGATTTTCTTGATGTTAAGAAACTATCAAGTATAAATGGTGAAAGAATTATCTGTATGGATGTTACTAAAGGAAAAGTAATTTTTTCAGAAAAATCCTCTTGGGAATTAGAGGTTGATGAAATTGAAGACAGAAACGCTGCTTTAATTTTAAACAAAAGATTTTTAAGTTGTATAAATGATAAATTAGAGAATATAGAATTTTGTATATTTGAGAACTTTATGTTAATAAAAGATGAAAACTCAAACTTAATGTTGAGTTTTGAACAAGACTTCTCAGATGATTAATTAATAAAATGAATAAAAGAATAGTAAACAACAAAAGAAAACACAAAATAAATGATGATATTAAGTCATTTGAAGTTAGGTTAATTGTTACAGGTGCTGCACCTCAAGTAATGAAAACCAAAGATGCTCTCAAACTTGCTGATGATGAGGGTAAGGATCTTATTTTAATTAATGAGAATCAAGAACCACCTATTGCAAAGATTGAGGATTATGGTAAATTTCTTTATAACATTGAAAAGATGTTAAAAGAACAAAAGAAAAATGCTGTAAAGTCAGAGTTAAAAGAAATAAAATTATCTTGTGAGATTTCAGACCATGACTTAGAAATTAAGGCTAAGAAAGGTAAAGAGTTTCTACAAGATGGTGATAAAGTAAAATGTGTAATTCAATTAAAAGGAAGACAAAAGGGTAATCCAGATAGAGGACAATTAGTAATGTTAAAATTTGCTACAATTCTTGAAGAGTTTGGAACTCCTGAAAATGTTCCAAAATTAGAGACCAGTAAATGGTTAATGATATTAAAACCAAAAAAGAAGAACTAATGTTCTTCTTTTTATTCTTCATAATTTTCTATTTCAGATATTAAATCATCTAATGGACTATCACCTTGCCAAAAGAATAATCTCATTACATCTTCACCATTATTACTTATTATTTCATTAATGGCCATACACCATTCAGAGGCAGAACCTTCTTTTATTATATTTCCTTGTTTTACTTTTATAATACTACCATTTATTGACACTATTTCACTATCATTAAAACTTGATAATATAATCTCAGTTAGTTTTTCTATATCTGATTCTTTTGGTTCCCATATACTGACATATTTTAAATCTAAGTTTAATTTAGAATTTTCTATTTCACTACCATTAACATCAAAACTTTCTGTAATTTTCTTTAAGTGTTTCATAATATTACTTATTTTTATAATGTATATATTAATTTTTTTATCTAAAACTTTTTACTCATGGCTAAATATAATCTCTATGACAAAAGAAGAAAAAAAACTTAGAATAGAGTCATTAAAGATACAGGCAGTACAACTAAAAAAAGATGTTGAATACTACAATGCAATGCAAACTGCATTGAAGCTTGTACTTAATGGGTCTTATGTTTAACCCCCACTACAGATGTGGTGGGGGTGAAATTAACGGTGCATTTGCAACAGCCTACTTCATATTATTTAATAATCATGTAGCAGGTACAATTACTGCCCAAGGTAGAGACCTTACCAAAACAATGGATAGAGTAAATCAAGATTATTGGTATAACCAATGGCAAAATGATTATGAATTACACACTAAACTTGGAATAAGAGATATTACACCTATTGATAAAAGTGAACCTGTTAGTATTTATGCAGATACTGACTCATTGTTTGTATCATTTAAACCTGCAATTGATCACTGTACTTGGGAAAACTTAGTATTTGATGAATTAGATTTCATCAGTGAGAGATTCATTATACTATCAAAAGATTTTCCTAAACACAATAATCCTAATTGTGTTGGTATGGCTAAGAATGTTAAAGAGTTGGAAGAGTTATTAATTAATGATTATGACTTATTAATTTTTGATGGTGAGTTTATTAAAAATAGAGATATAAGTAGAATGATTTCAGAAGGTGTTTTCACATCTGAAATTAAATGGAACTGGTCTAAAGAACTTGATTTAATACAAGGTATGGATTCATTTAGATATGGTGGTTATTTCAAGAAATGTTTAGAAGATTATGCTGCATCATTTGGTGTTGAGAATAAAGAAGACTTTGAGTTAGAGAAGATTTCTGAATCTATCATAAACATTGCTAAGAAGAAATATATTCAACATATTGTACATGAAGATGGTATTGATTTTGACCCAATGAGTTATATATTCCCTAAAGGAGTTGAACTTGTAAGGTCATCTACACCATTGTTTGCAAGAGATAAAATTGTAGATATTGTAAAATATTTATTCTTAAATCCTGATACATTCAACATTAAAGAGTTACTTAAATTGGTTAAGAATTTAAGAAAAGAGTTTGAATTGGCAGATATTGATGACATAGCACAACAATCATCTTGTTCTAATTATGATGCTAAAGTAATTGATGATAAGAACTTACCTTTACAATATGTAAATGGTGCTCACTTTGCTGTTAAGGCAGCAGCTTATCATAATTATTTATTACACAATGATAAGGATGCACAACAAAAGTATGAATATCTTAAATCTGGAACAAAGATTAAGTATTATGCTTGTAAAGATAAATCTATTAATGATTCATTTGCTTATATGAGAGGTTCATTCCCTCATGAGTTTGCTCCTCAGATTGATTATGACCAACAATTTGCTAAGGCAATATTATCTCCAATCAATTCAATTATTGAACCACTTGGAATGCCTACAATAACAAATAGATTATCAGTTGTGATGGATATTTTTGGTGGTTGGAATACTACTAAACCATCAGGTGGAACTAGTTCAGATTTCTAATGGATGATAGATATATTGAAACTTTTTTAGCAGGTAAATCTGATTTAATTAAATTAGATGTATATAATATATTAGATGATTTTATAGATGTTGATATTAATATTTTTAACCTTTATATGTTAGTAAAGAAAAAAATAAAATTTTCTTATAAATTAATTGGAATGACTATGTTTGGTAAAAAGTACATAAATGCTTTTTTAATTGGACATCATCTAATTAGTATTACATTTGATTATTATGATTTTATTGAATTTCAAAGAAATATTAAAATTGAAAAAATCCTCTCAATTTGAGAGGATTTTTTATTATATTACCATATACCTAACTTTCTGTATATCTCTTCCCATTTGTCTTCTAATTGCTTTCTTTCATCATTATCAGTAATCTTAGTTGGATCTAAAACAGCTTTAACTTCATCAACATATCTACCACCAGGTCCTGGAGATTGATAGAATTTAATTGTATCACCTAAATCATCAACTTTTACTAAAGGTACATTTAACTTATTCATAAGTTCTACTAATATACCATTCACATTTATATTATCTTCTAATCTTTTAACAATAGCAATTATAGAATATTTAGAATAAGTTTTATCAAAACATCTATATTCAATGTATATCATATCATCTGATTGATAAGTTTTATATTTCTGTCTTGATAATTCAAAAGATTCTTTAGTAAACTCTTTAGACTCTGTTAAACTATCAATTCTATAAAACTTTTCTTCACTTGTTATATTTACAAAAAACTTACATCCTAATATTTTAGATATGTATAATAATAAACCTTTTTGTAAAGTTGGTCCTGTTAGTATATTTCCTAATTTAATTGAGTCTGCTTTATATTTCTTCTCAACAATAGCAATGATATTATTTGAATCATCATATATAACTTCATCTAAATCAAGCATAAAGTGACTTTTTAAAAATCCATTTCCTTTATCTCTACTACGATGACCATTTGAGAAAGGATTTCCACCTCCATGTACTCTTTCTCCTGCTTCTTCTTGTATCAATGTAAATTTCTTCATGATGTATATATAAAAATATAATATATAAATTATGAAAAATGACAATATATATCCATATTATATTAAGTATCTGGAGCAGAGATTAGTGGAAGGTAAGATATCCAGAGGTTCATATTCTTTACTAAGAATTAGTGAGAGTGCATTTGAGGATTTTAAGTTTAAGTTTGAGAATGATTCAAATATGAGAAAGGCTTCTATAAGGGATAAGAAAATAGATGATTTATTTGATGATATTATTTGATGAAATAAATATAAATGGTGATATAGTTAAATTCTATGATGGAATAGACTATGAGTTTGTAAGAAATTATGATAAGAAAGAATTTATTGTAATATTTATTGAAGACTGGGCTAAAGAACAAATAAGTTTTATTAGAGAAGCAAAAATAAATTCTTTATTTGATGGTCCAGAATATAAAGAATTAGAAGATATAAATAACAATTATATTGCAATATATCAAACAAGTGGTTATTTAGAAATAGTTGCAGAATCAATTAAAAAGAAGTTATTGTCAAATACAAATGTAAACCATAATGAACCATGGTTTGCAAATACTTCTAAAGGTAAAATTAATATATAACTTATGAGACGTTTAATGATATATGAAGAATTTTCAAGTCAGGATAGAACTGATGAATTACTGGATAAAATATCTAAGTATGGTATATCATCATTGACTCCACATGAGAAAGACTTTTTAGATGCTGTTTCTACAGGTGATGAAGAGCAAGTTAAAACTAAGATGAGAGATTTAGATACTGATCAAGTATTTGAGGATAATCATTTTAAATTTGAATTAGAAGATACTAAATATGAAGGTGATGGTATATATTACATTGGTACTTTATATGTTCCTGATTTAGAGTTTGAAGATGGTAGAAGAATTGAAGGTGATTTAAAAGGAAAAATAATACTTAATAATGATGGTTCATATGCTTTAGATTTTGAAAAGACTGCATATGAGAAGGGTAAAGAAGTAGAGTATGATGTATTTGAGTTTTGTAATGGACTTGAATATGAATTAGATAGTTTTATAGACTATGTTATTCAAGAATTGGAATAAAAATATTAATATATAATAAAAATTAACTTATAAGTTATGGCTATTAAAAAATACAATCAATTTGTAAAAACTAATGAAGAGTTTGTTGATGCACCAAGTTTAGATACTAAACAAGCACCAGCAAGACCAGAAAGAGGTACTGAAACAATGCCTGGAAGACCTGGTACTACACCTTCAACAAGACCATCAAGACCATCAGTTGTTCCTGGTAAAAGACCAAGTGAAGAAGATGCACCATTGGCATCAAATGATGAATATATTGGAACAAGAAAAATGAGAGAATTGGCAGAAGCTTTACCTGATTCTAAATTAGAAAATGGTACACTTTACTATGATGGTAAAGAAATAAACTTTTATTCTGAGACAGAAAAGTTCCATATTGGAAGAAAAAGATTTGATGATGTGGAGGATGTACTTAATTATTTAGGAGTTAAGGATTCAAAATCAGATTTTGAAGAAGATGAAATGGACCCAGAATTTGAAGCAAAAAGTTATAGATTTACAAGAAATCATAAAAGATTAAAATAAAAAAAACCACTCAGATGAGTGGTTTTTAGTTTATTGTTGATTTTCTTGCATTGTTGCATCAACTGAATTGCTTGTAGTTGCTGCAGATGTTTTTTCTTTCTGTATTTGATTAACCATATAACCAGCTACAACAAATTGCATACCTGCCCATATTGCAAAATCTGTTACTACCATTTTATCAATTTTTTGAAGTATAAAATAAATCATACCCCATTCTGCAATAACAAAACCAATACCTGATTCAACTCTTTTCTTAGAGAAATAAGAAGGTTCTGTAGAATAAATCTTCATTATTTCAGTAAAAAACCATCTAATGTTATCACCTATTTTTTTCCAAGATGATAACTTTTTAACTTCTTCTTCTGCCATAATATTCATTTTTTCTTTTATATATAAAATCATGAAAATGAATAAAATACAAAAAACCCACCAAACAATTTGGTGGGTTTAATTTTTATTCTAAATAATTTATTAGAATTTGTAGATTAATCCAATTTTAGGAGTAGTTAATGGATTATCAACTTTGTTAAATCCTACTTTAAAAGTAGAAGCTGAATCATCATAACTTGCTAAACTTGTTAAATTTGCAGTTAAAGCCAATTTTTTAGTTACAAAATAGTTTAAACCTAATCCAAAATCAGCAGTAACATAAGATTTTGTATCTGCATCATTATTGTTAGTAACTCCTAATTGAGAATAAACTTTAAAGCTTTGTCCTACATTTAAGAAATAATGTCTAGCAAATACAGTTGTACAAAAATGTTTTGTGTAACTTAGTACTTCATTTGTAATAACTGCATCTTTACCAGTCTCAACTGAAATTCCTACAGCAGTTTTGTCTGTTAAGAAATAACCAACAGTTGGTGCAAATGTATAAGTTGCATCAGTTGCATAAGTACCAGTTTTTTTCTCATAAGAGAAAGTTCCCTCAACAAATTTGTCAGATTTTTTAAATCCTGTTTGAGCAGTTGCAGTTAAGCCTAACATTGCTACTAAAATTAATAAAATTTTCTTCATTTTTAATATTTATTTTTTTTTAATGCTTGGTTAATTCCAAACACTTCTATTTATATTAAAGATTTTAAAAAAGTTTATAATTTATTGAAGTCTTCAAACTTTCTATTATAATCAACAGAATCTGCATCATTTTTATTTCTTCTCTTAAACTTAGGAATCCACTTGATGTCCATTACATCCTCACTAAAGAAATTAGGAAGATTTAATTTTTTATAAGCACCTGGTGTTAATTGACAAAGTTTATTAATATCTTTCACTTTACTAATTCTATGTAATAATGTATAAGGATCTTCAACTCTTTTTCTTTCAACAATATCATCAAAAAGTTTTCTCCATAAGAATACTGGATAACCTTCTTTTAACTTTTCCTCAGATTTTTTAAAACCTGCTTCATCATTATCAAAAAAGTATTGTAAGTCAAAACCACCATTCTCTAAAAATCTAAAATCAGTATTAACACCAACTAATCCAATTGCATTAGGGTAAAACAATGAATCTAAATAACCTTCAAATACAGTTATCATATAATCAAAATTAACATTAAGTATATTAAAGTAGTATGACAATTTATTATAAACCACAAGTTCATTAATATCAATAACTTTAGGTTCTTCTTTTGCCATATTTACCCATTCTAATAAGTTCTCATAATTATAAATCTTGAAAGTTCTACGTTTACCTTCTTTAAGATTTCTAATTTGCATACCTAATATCTTATTATCCTTTCTATTAAGCATTACAATGACCCATTCAGACTCATCTTCATTCTTCCAATACTTTGCTTGATAAATATTTTTGTGTAGTTCTGGTGCAATCCCACGTCCAATTAGATATTTGTAGATACCACCATTTACCTGAATTGGTTTAAAATCAGAGAAAGGTGTTAAGTTTTTATTTATTGAATCTTCAAGGTCAGTCAAGTCAATTAAATTTTCAAATCTTGCATCAATAAATTCATTTTGGTAATCAGTATAAGTTACAATTGAATCTAAGTGTTCAATCATTTCTAGTTTTTTATCAGGATCAATCTGTTCATTGAAATCTTTACACATTCTATCAAATGTAGTTTTCTTATCACAATTAAAACAAATAAAGACCAATCTATTAAAATATAGATTACCTCTTTTTGCATGATTATTTCTGTGTGAATCACCACAAAATGGACAAGCACAATTAAGTCTATCAGAGTAATCATTAATTCTTCTCTTAGTAGAATTAGTGAACTCTTTATCAATTATCTTTTGTAATAAACTTTTTATGTAGATTTTATCCATATTGATTATATAAATTTTGTTTGTTTAAGTTTTTTTCCTATCTTTGTAAAAAATTAAAACAATGGCCTGTATAAGTAAATTGGTAAAGGATAAAAAAGATGTCAAGTTTAATGACATTCCTTTAGAGTGGAAAGATAGTTTCCAAAAGTTTATGTTTGGTCAAACCATTTATGGTGATGATGAAGGTAACTATATTGCTTACTACCATGATTTCATTAGATGGTATTATGAAAATCAAAAAGAGTTGGATAGAGAAATAAAAATTAATAATATTTTAGACAATGAGTAGATGTAGATTTAACTGGGAAAAAGCAGATTCTTTTGAGTGGAAATTCAAAAGAAAACCTAAGTTGCGTACAATTTCAGAAGTTCATGATTTATATCTTAGAGCAATGGAACGTTCTACAAAAAAGTCTAATGAAATAATGGATTGTGTCAATGAAATTGTAAGAGATATTCCACCAACAGCTCCTTACAATGGTAGATACAATGATTCTTACATTACTTATTTCTATTCTGATGATATTCTGTATCAATACAAAATGACTTATGAAGAAAGTTATGGTTGTTATGGTACTTCTTATGACAGAGTTAAATTTGATGAAGGAAGTGTTGAAGAAATCAGAGATAAAAAAATTCATTTTATTTTGAATAATCTAAGAGCTCTTGAGTTAGGTGAAAAATACCACAGATTATCTGCTGCAAATAAATATCTACATTATAATGTAAGAGAAGCATTTGAGAAAATGATTATTGAGACTTTAGAAAAAAAATTCAAAGATGTTAGAGCAATTGATTTACCAAAAGCTATTCCTGTTTTGGTTGGTGGTAAAAAATATGTGTTCACTATTGATCCACAATCTTGGGGAACTTACAAAAAATTCATATTTCTTGGAGAATCACATGAAGATATTGTATTGGATTAATCATATATTTTAAGATATAGTACTCTTTTATAAATATCTTTGTCAAATGTATTATAGTTAAATCCAAATGCAAATCTTAGTAAAGATTTCATCATAGAATTTGACCCACACCATTTATCATATTTATTAGTAAGTTCTTCATCATCAATTAAATCAAGTATATAATCTAATTTTGTTTTGTATTTATCAGGTAGCCAATATGTTGTTATAATATCATCTGATTTAATTTTCATTAAAGCACCTAAATAAATCATAGGTAACATTTCAGTTTGTGTAGGTTTACCAATTGTAGATATACCATAGTAAGTTCTAAGTATTTCTCTATAAATATAATTTTCATCAATATTTTTTATGAACTCAGTATCAGGTTCAAACTCTAAAAATTTATCCATAAGTTCACCATGTACTTTAGTTGAATCTTCTCCTAATTCTTCAACTAAACTATCTCTTAAATCATAGAAAATATCATCCCAGAAAGCAAATTCACCATCTGCATATGGATTTTCCATATAATCCATTGAATAGTTTTCACCATCAACTTCTTTATATAAACAAGAGTATTTATCATCATTTGGTACAATATCAGTTTCACCATCATTATCAATAATAAATATGACATAATCACCTTCTGAAATATCTACATAATCACTAAGTATTTCTGAGTAAGATGAATCATCTATATATAACCAATCTTCACAACAATCACTATGAACTAATTGAGGTAGATTATGTCTATTTCTATAGGAATTATCATCTAATTCATATCTATCTTTATATTGTAAATAAACTGCATCATCTTGATGTACATAATCTTGAATTGATTCAATCCAAACTGCATAATCCTCATCAATATTTTCACCTTCATAATCACTCCAAACACCTGCTTCTTGATGTCCACCATGTGTATCTTGTAATTTTATACAATCTCTGTCTGTACTTTCAGTACTACTTAAAATACCTTCACTTTTATTAAATGATAGAAAAGTATCCATATATGGATAATAATCATAAGAATTTTCCCCAATTGTAACATATTTAGTCTTATAATCATTATCATAAGTTCTATAGCCATTTTTATCTGCCCATTCTTTGAATAAATATTTATCACTATCATTTGCAATATATATTCTATCCATATAATTATCACCATTATCTAAAACCCAAAGAAGTGCTCTACCTAAAACTTTATTATTGGCATCTTTAAGAACTAATAAACTACATACATCTTCATTTTCAGTATAAATATCAAAATACTTTTGACAATAATCATGTCTCATACAAGAGTTGGCTAATGTTCCTTTACCTTCTGCATAATTATCTACAAGATAACCCCATTTAATATCATCACCTTTTAATATAATAAATTCAGGTTCAATATCTTTTATATCATATGTTGCTTTATATGCATTTGAAAATTGTTCTATTTGTGCAGGTGTAAATGTAGTTTTATAAACATCTTTATAAATATGAGTTACCCATTTACCTATTTTGTGTTTAGTTCTTATATTCTCATCAGTCCATGATTTAGAGTCTTTAGGAATTTTTGACCAATCATATTCCATTTTACCTTCTTCTGGTGGAAACTCTTTAAGTATTCTATTAACTTGTATATATGATATATAATCATTCTTTTCAGTTATATCAACAAGTGTATATTTATCCTCCATTTGGTTGGAGTCTTCTGCCAATAATAGAAAGTTAGCAATTTTACTGGCTTCTTCTGAACTACCATTGGATATTTTTGTAAATAAAGCTCTAAGTTTATCTGAGTAATACAATCTCATTGTATTTTTATTCTCATTTATGAATTCTAAAAATCTTTTCATAGTAGTATATATTAAAAAATCCTCTTAAAAAAGAGAATTTTTATTATTTCTTTCTACAACTACAAGTGCATGCATCTCCACATTTACACTCAGTTGCAATCCTATCACAACAATCACAATAAGTATTACTTTCTTTAGCTAAACGTTTTGCTTTATTCTTCAAAAGATTTGCATAAGGATCTTGTCTTGTTTCTCCACCACCTGGTGTAAATCTATCATTTGCTTTCCCATCTTCAATTGCTAAGTTATTAAAACTTGCAAATGGCATAATAGATGATTCTAAACCTGGAGTTTGTGACATATTTTCAGAGAACTCATCATATTGTTTAACTCTTGTAGGGATATTAGTTCTTACAATGTTCTCAGGTTTATTAGTATCTTTGATAATAAACTCATCAATAAAAGGCCATAGTTGTTCATGATCTATATCTTCACTTGAAAGTGCATTAGTCATGTGTCTAACATTTCCTGGGTCATCATCAGAGAAACCTACTTTTGCAGTGTAACCAATTTTCTTAGCATAATCATTAACATCTTTAATAAAGTCTTTAAGAGCATCTTCTTTAGCTGCCTCTGGATTCTCAGGAGAACCACCTCTTGAAGGAGCAGATACACCAATAAAGTGACATAAATCTAAATAATCTTGAACCAATTCAGATTTAGAGAAACTTGACATACTTTCATAATTGTCTTCATGGTCTCTTGATTTACCAAATAATTGTAAGAACATTAGCAAACTATCATGCATTTTAGACTTTTCTTCTTGAGATAAACTATCAATTACAAATTCAACACCTTTTCTCATACCTTCTGATTCATGTCCTCTTGCAGTAATAATTGCAAATACAGAACCATTAGTCAAACACTCAATGAAGTCCTCCCAAGCAGGACCAAAAGCTCCCATGTTTATAGCTTTAGCAACATCTTTTTTGAATATTTCAGGGTCTTCAATATCTCTAAAGTTTCTAAATGCTCTTGAATAGTCTAATCCAACAATAGTTTCACCTTTGTATTCAAAGTCTTCTTTACCTAATTTAGAACGATGTATTGCAAAATCTGCAGTACTCATACCAATTTCTTCACCATCTTTAGTTTTTACCATTATCTCAGTTGGCATATTTAAAATATTGTCATCCCAGTCAAAAGCTGCATATTGGAGTACAGGTTTGTTTATATTTTCATTAAATTTTTTTAAAAACCTCATAATTTAATTTTTTTTTATACACTATATATAAATTATAATATATTTATTTTACATTGGATAGGGAGGTGTCATAATTTTATATATAAATAAAAACAATATTTTATGTATTCAGATAAATCAATAGATATAAAAATAGGTAAACATAATATAGATTATTATTTAGAAAGAGGTTATGATGTAAGAATAAAAGAAATTCACAAAATAAAATCTTGTGATGTTATAAAAACAGTTTCTAATAGAATATATGTTATATGTCAAAATTGTTTCATTGAGAGAGATGTACAATCTTGTAATTATCATAATCAATTAAAAAAACAAAACTTTTATGTATGTTCAAATTGTTCACATACAAAAATAAAAAAAACAAACCTAATTAAATATGGAACTGAGTGTCCTCTTCAAAATATAAAGATAATTGAGAAAACCAAAAAAACTATGTTAAAAGAATATGGAGTTGATAATATTTCAAAATTGGATTCAATTAAAGATGATAGGAGAGAAAACTTCAAAACAGAGAATTTTAAAAATAAATCTAAAATAACATGGTTGGGTAAATATGGAGTTGATAATCCTTCAAAGTCGGATGGTATTAAATTAAAAAAGGAAGAAACAACATTTATGAATTATGGGGTTAAAAATCCATCACAATCATCACTCATTTTTGAAAAATCACAAATAAGTGGTAAAAAAATAAAACTACATGATTGTGGATTAATGTATAGAGGTACTTATGAAAAAGACTTTTTAGATTTTTGTATGAGTGAAAATATTTATGTTGAAAAAGGGTTGACTATAAAATATAATTATGAAGGTACTGATAGATATTATCATTCAGACTTTTTCATACCTAATCTAAATCTTATATGTGAAATAAAATCATTATATTATTATGAATTATATTTAGATAAAAATATATCAAAAATGAAAAGCGCTATTGATAATGGATATAACTTTGAATTTATAATAGATAAAAAATATGATAAAATAAAAATCCCTCTTAATTGAGGGATTTTAATTATGTATAGTATGCACCATAGCTACCACCACTATCTCTATCAGAATTTATTGCCTTGCATATAGAATCTGCTGCTTTTTTAGTTATATTTAGTGTTGCAATTTCTTTCTCACCTTTATACTCTATAATAGTCAAATCAACAATTCTCTTATCAAGACCAAATGAATCTGTCTTAAAAAAATCAGAAAAATTCTCAAATACTTTTAAATATTTCATTTAATTTTAATTACTTTTTATTAATAAAAGATTGAAAAGATTCTAATGTTTCTTTTTCATCATCTTCATCCTCTTCTTCTTCTTCACTTTCCTCATCATCTTGTGGGAAATCTTCTTCTTGTGCTTGACCATCAAAATCTTTGAATCCTTTGATGTCTTCATCATCACCTTGACCTTCTTCACCTTCTGGTGTTTCTAATGTGAACTCTTCTACAGTTTCACCATCTAAATCAGCTTTAACGGTTACAACACCATCAACTTCTTCAATTTCTATTTCATATCCAAGTACTTCAACTTTAGTTTTCATATTGTTATATTTTTTTATTTTTATATATTAAATAATAAAAGTCCTTTTTTTCACTTTTTGTAATATAAACTTTTACTAGTTTTACCAATAAAAACAAAAAATAATACTTACAAATGTCAAAAGACTTTAACAAATACTTACTTAGTCAGTCAATCTCAAGTACTTCACAAGATGCTTATTTTAAAAAACTTCAAAAATTAAATAGTACACCATTATTACTTGAAAGTAATGGAATCTCAGTAGATATATTCTCAAAATTATTAGAAGATAGAATCATCTTTCTATCAACAGAAATAGATGATTATGTTTGTAATATCATAAAAGCTCAATTACTTTATTTAGAAATGGAAAGTGATGAAGATATAGAAATTTATATTGATTCTCCTGGTGGTTCAGTTTATTCAGGATTAGGTTTACTTGATGTAATGGACTATGTTAAACCTGATATAGTTACTATGAATACAGGATTGGCCGCATCAATGGCTGCAGTTATTCTTTGTTCTGGTACAAAAGGTAAAAGAAAATCTTTAAAAAGAAGTAGAACTATGATTCATCAACCTTTAGGATATGGTGGTTATGCACAAGCATCTGATATGGAAATTGAAGCTAAAGAAATAAACTCTTTGAAGAAAGAACTTTATGAAATAATTTCAGAAAGAACAGGTCAAACTTATGATAAAGTTTACAAAGATAGTGATAGAGATTATTGGATGACTGCAATTGATGCCAAGAAATATGGTATGATTGATGAAATAATTATAAAAAGAAAATGATAATTGCAATTATTGCTTGGGGTTCTTTAATATGGGAACCTAAAGAATTGCAATTTGATGAAAAAATTGGTTGGTTAGAAAATGGTCCAATTTTACCTATTGAGTTTGCAAGAATATCAAACAATAAAAGATTAACATTGGTGATAACACCTGATGGAACACCTGTAAAAACAATGTATTCTATATCAACTAATAATAGATTGGATTTAGCAGTTACTAATTTAATGAAAAGAGAAGGAACTATAAAAAGACATATTCATAGTTATTGTAAAATAAATGGATTTTCAGATGATACATTTTCTTATAAAAAAAATATAACAGACTGGATTAATAATACTGATTATGATTGTGTTATATGGACTAATCTTCCTGAAAATTGGAAAGAGAAGACTAATGACAGAATAGAATATTTAAAAAGTTTAAGTTTAGATGAAAGTTTATTAGCAAAAGAATATATTTGTAATACACCAAAACAAACTCAAACAAATTATAGAACTCTAATTGAAGAAAAACTCAATTGGAAATAAAAAATAACTAATTCTAAAATGGATATTAGTAATTTATCAAAAGAACAAAAAATTGAAAAGATAATAGAAGACCATTCTAAGAAGAAAGTTGCAACCATTTCAAGTACTCTTTTCCCAAAAGAAAAACTAAAAGATAGTGAAATAATAAATATACTTGATAAAATAATTGATGAGATTGGTTATATTGCAGATGCACCAAACATTATGATTGGTCATGTTAGTCATAGCTCAAAAACAATTGTAGGTAGTTCAATTAAAGAATTAACTGACTTTGTAATAAAAACCTTAGGTAAAGATGAGTCTATTGGAGTGTATCAAATTGGATTTGATAAACAAATTAACAAATATAGTATAAGATGTTTTTTCTATGATGATATTGGTAGAAAAGTAAGAAGAATAAGAGAAAATAAAATAGATTTAATATTAAATGATAAACCAAATATTTAATGAAGATAATTTAAGTACAATGATGAGAATACCAGATAAAACAATTTCTGGTATTATTACCAGTCCACCTTACAACATCACCACAAAAAGAAAAGATATTTATTACAACAATGGATATTCTGATAATGATAATTTAACAGAAGAAGAATACCTTAGTGTAAGAACAAATGAGTTCAAAGAGTTCTCAAGAATTATGATTGATAGAGGTGTTATTTGTTATAACATTTCTTATCACAATGAGAATCCTATTTTACCAACACTTTTAATAAGTAAAATACATAATGAAACAGATTTGACAATTGCTGATATTATTACTTGGAAAAAGTCAAATGCTATTCCATTTCAAACAAGTCCTACTAAACTATCAAGACTATGTGAGTTAGTTTATGTAATTGTTAAGAAAGAACATTTACATGACTTTATTACTAATAAAGAAGTTAGTACTATTAATGAGAAGACTAAACAAAAGTTCTATAAGAATTATGTTAATATAATTGAAACTAAGAATAATGATGGTATAAAGTGTAAACTAAAAGCTTCCTATTCTGAGGAATTTGTAGAGAAATTAATGAATATTTATTTTCCAGAAAGTAGTTTAATTTATGATCCATTCATTGGTATTGGAACAACTGCAAGAGCTTGTAAGAAAAATGGTAGAAATTATTTAGGATCTGAATTAGATAAAGAACATTATGATATTGCTATTGATTTATTGAAATAAAAAAACCCACTTAATAGTGGGTTTTTAATTATGCTTGACCTTCATCAGTTTTAGGTTTTGGCTTTCTTCTACGTCTTGGTTTAGACTTTTTCTCTGGTGCAACTTCTGCAACTGGTGCATCAATTGGAAACTCAGATTTTTTCTTACCTTTGATGTCTTTTGCTGTTACTTTTTTCTCAGTAGCAACTTCTGCAAGTTTTTCACTAATAACTTTAACTTCTTTTTTCTCAGTTTTAGCTTTAGATCTTCTTCTAGCTGGTTTTTTAGTTTCCTCAGCTTTTACAACTGGTACTTCTACTTCTTTAGTTTCCACAACTTCTTGAGTTGGTACTTCTTTAGTTTCCACAACCTCAGTTGGTACTTCTACTACTTCACAAACTTCTGGAGTTGGACAAGATTCAGGTGTGTCACATCCACATGTATCACAATCTTCCACTTTTTTACCACCAAAAAGTTCTTTAAAGAATTTAATTAATCCCATAATTTTAATTTGTTTTTTTTTATTATATATTCAATCTATCATCTTCCCTTTGTAAAAAACCTTAAAATTTTAAACATTTCAAGGTAAATCAAGGTTTTACAAAACAAACTGATATATTTTATATATAATAATGAGATGAAGTTTAGATATGATAAAGAAACAGAAGAATTAGTAGTCAGTGAAGCAACAAGAATAGAATATCATCAAATGAGTTTATGGTTAACTCGTCATGTAAAAGGTTGGAAATATCAACCGGCAGTGAAGTTAGGTGTATGGGATGGTAAAAAGTCTTATTTCAGAGATGGTAGAATAAATGTTGGATTATGGAAAGAAGCATTCAGAGGATGTAAAGAAATTGATGTACCCTTTATTGTTGAAAATAAAGAAGACTTTCCAATAAATAGAGATGTTACTTTAGAAAAAGTACAAGATTTCTGTAAAGAGTTCTTCAAAACTCATAAAATGAAAAAAGATGGTGAAATAGTTCCTTTTATGCCTTATGACCATCAAATTGAAGCAGCATACAAAATTTTAAAGAATAGATATTGTATGGCAGAGGTAGCAACTTCTGGTGGTAAATCTTTAATCATATCAATAGTTATGTTTTATACTTTGAAACATACAGACCCAAGTGCCAAATTTCTTATTATAGTGCCTTCTATTACACTTGTAACACAATTCTATGATAATATAGTTGAATATAATTTTGGCTTAAATAACCTTCTTGAAATGCGTGAGAAGAAAATAGAAAAATTTGAAGACTTACATAATGGACATACACCTTGTACTGTAAGAGTAGAAGAAGTAATGTCAGATAGACCAAGAAAATTCTCAGGTACTGAAAATCCTAATGTTTATATTGGTACTTATCAATCTTTAGAGAAATGGCCTAAAAAGTTCTTTGAACAATTTCACACTGTGGCAACAGATGAAGCACATGGTGCCAAAGCAAAAACAATTACATCTATTTTAGAAAGTACTTTTAATAAAGCTTATTCAAGATTTGGAGTATCTGGTACATTTCCTACTGATGAAACTTGTGAGATACTAACTATTCAATCAGTCTTAGGACCTAAAATAACAGAGGTTTCTGCTGATGAATTAAAGAAGAAGGGTATTATTACTCCAATGGATATAAAAGCTGTTATAATGAACCATAATGACTTGGATTTTGCAGAACGTTTAAAACAAATAAGAAAATCAGGAGATGGTAAATCAGCATTTGATTTTGAGAAAGCTTATGCACATCAATCAGAGAAAAGATTAGAGTTTATTAAAAAGATAGTTGATAAGTGTTCTAATAATACTTTGTTATTATTCCACACTATTGATAATGGTCAAAAAATATACCAAAAGTTAAAAGATGAATTACCTGATAAAGAGTTCTTTTATATTGATGGTGAGATTAGTGGTAGAAAAAGAGAGGTTATAAAAAAAGAGATGGAAGTTACTGATGGTAAAGTAAGAGTTCTTGTTGCTTCTTTTGGTACACTTTCTACTGGTGTAAGTATCAATGCAATTTTCAATGTTATATTTACAGATTCATTTAAGTCTGAGCAAATCATTATTCAGAGTATTGGACGTGGATTACGTTTACACTCTGATAAAGATAAGGTTAATATATTTGACTTAGTTGATATTTTTGATCCAAATGATTTGAATAATATACTTTACAAACACTACTTAGAACGTAAAGGTTTCTATATTAAAAGAAAATATCCTTATAAAGAAATAAAAATTAATTTGTAGTGACTCTATAATAATATATAATAGATAAAATTAATATTATATAAATGTCATTAACACAATCTGCTACTGCAAGTAGAACTGGTGCAACAAGTTCTAATTTTGATGCAACTGGTGTAAAAGTAACTCTTACTAAGAAAAGTGGACCTGGTGAACTTATTGGTGTTACTGATAAATTAGTTACAAATGGATTCATTGACTTTGATGGAATACAATTTGATACTCCAGGTGAGTATGTTATTACTATAAGTACTGACTCCTATTTAGTAGAAACTAAGGACATAACAATAACTGTTATTGCTAATGATGAAGTAATACCACAAGAAAAGTCAAGAGGTGAAGAACAAAAACCAATAGAGGGTACAAGACCTATAATTGCACAAATAGATAAACCAACTATTACTTTGAATCCAATTGAGTTTGATGCAAATGATGATGCACATAATAAAGAAGTTGGTGTTGGTTTAGGTTTTACTCCATTTGTTTGGTATAATGCATATCAGATAAGTGTAAGAGATATTAAGTCACTTAGATTATATTATGATGGTATTACACCTAAAGTTGTTTTAAATTTTGTGGATTCAGTTGGTTTTATGAAAAAAGAGGGTATGCCTTTAGATGATACTAAAATTGAAATATTTTTTAATTCAGGTACAAAAAACTTGAAGTCAATTCATATGAAGTTTAAGGTAATAAACTTTCAAGAGAATAAAGGACATTCATACACAATTACAGGTAGTATTGAACTTAAAGATTTCTATAAAATTAACTATAAAAGTTATAAAGGAACATCATTTGAGGCAATAAGACAATTATCTACTGAATTACAATTAGGATTTAATTCAAATATAACAAATACAATAGATAGTATGAATTGGGTAAATCATGGAATTGTATTTAGAGATTTCTTAGCAGGTATAATAAATCATTCATATATATCAGATACCTCATATGTTTTGGGTTATATTGATTATTATTATTGTTTTAACTATGTTGATATAGAAAAAGAGTGGTTAAGAGATATATCTAATGATGTTGGTCTATCATCAACTGGTGTTAACCATTTGAATGAAGATTCTCAAAAAGATAAGATTGAGAGAATGTTATTAACAACTGATAAAGGTTCTAATATGAGTCCATTTTATATTGCAAAGTACAAAGTAACTAATAACTCTACAAAAATATCTACTACAAAAGGTTATTTTACAACAACAAAGGCATATGATTCAATTTCAAAACAATTTTTAGTTTTTGATGTAGATTCACAAAGTGGTGACCAAAACACAAACATATCATTAAAGGGAGCACCAGGTGATGGTAAGGCAATGGAAGAAACATTTAGAACAAAGTATTCTGGTAAAATGGATACTGAAAATGTTCATAAAAACTATTACTATTCTGAGACTCAAAACCAAGTTAACTTAGATAATATGGTCAGAATATCTGTTACATTAGAATTACCTAATGCAAATTTTAATCTTTATAAATTTCAAAAAATTCAGATTATATTCAGTAATGAAAAAAATACACCTTCAAACTCAGACCAAACTCAAGCAAGACTTAATGGTGAATGGATGATAATTGATATTGCTTATAATTGGACTAGTGGTCATTTAATTCAAGAAGTTAAATGTGTTAGAAAAGAACTTAGTAAAACACCAGAAGAAATTAGAGATAATACAAATAACTCTGCTGCCAAACCAGAAGTTAATACACAAAATAATGTAAATCCAACACCTGGAACACAATCAACACCTCAAAATGTTACACTACCTCCAAATAGTGTTTATAAAGTTGGTGAGATTTATAATGTTGAAAGTAAAGATGGTAAGAAATACACATTAAAAATTACAAGTATTTCTACAAATGGAAATGAAGTTAATGCAATTGTAACAAATGCATAAAAAATAAGAATAAAAATGGCAAATTATAAGATTACTATAAAAAATCCAAAGAGTGATAATGATAACAAAGTTGAAGGTCTTATATCATTTATTGAATTAGGTACAACTATAAGTTCAGTTGCTATACTGAACAACTTACCTAATCCATTTATAAATTCTTTAACTGGTTTACCAGTAGATAATAATACAGGTAAATTAGAATATAAGGGAAAACCTTTTGCTAATTTGATACCTTTGAATATTTTGATAGATGATGTTATTACTAATCTTAAAATTATGGTTATTAGTAAATATGGATTATTCTTTGATTTAATATATGAAGAAATTATTGTTAATCCAACTGAACCTATACCATCATTAACACAATCTACTCCAACAACAAATACTATTTTTGGAACAGGTTCTACTCCAATAGTTGTGGCAACTAGTTCTACTGCCACTGCATCACAACCAAGAGAATATACATTTGATGTTCAAATTAAAGATACTTTTTACAATGCAGATATTGGATTTTTAACAATTACTGGTAAAGTAGATGATACATTTGTGTATGGTGATGAACAAGATACTATTGATCCAGAGTATTTAGAAGAACCATTTGTTGGAGAAGAAGAGCAATTAATAACATTAGAAGCAATAAATGTTGAAGCATTAAATGATATTAAAGGATTTGACCCTGAAAATCCAGACCCTTCAATTTCAACAGATGCTGGTTCACCTTATCCAATACCTAAAAATAAGCAAGCTAATATTTCAGCAATTGTTGCTGCAATGAAAAGACATAAAATTACAAATAAATATACACAAGCTGCTATATTAGCAATTGTTAGTAAAGAAAGTGCTTTTGTTCCTAGAAATGAAGGTTCATATGCTAAGACAAGTGCTACAAGAATAAAGTCTATATTTGCTGCTTTTAGAAAATATAGTGATTCAGAGGTTGATAGAATTAAAAAAATACCTAAACAATTCTTTGATATAATTTATGGTGGTAAAAATGGTAATGCAGCTGATGAAGGATATAAATATAGAGGAAGAGGATTTAACCAATTAACTTTTAAAGGTTTATATTTAGAGGCACAAAATAAAACAGGACATAAAATTGTAGCAGATCCAGACTTACTTAATACCATTGAGGTTGCCTCTGATTGTATTGTTGTTTATTTCTTACAAAGAATGGCAGGTATGCCAAGTAAGTATAGAACTCAGTATAATACATCAGGTGCTATTAATGATTTTAAAACATTAAATGATGCAGTTGGTGCTATTTATCATGCTAATGCAGGCTGGGGTCATTCATATAGTCTTATTGTTGCAGATTCAACAGGTGGTAGAAGAAAAGCATTTGCTGCAGCACCAAGTCTTTATAGTAATTTGGCTTAAAGATATAATAAAATTAATATATAGTTTATGGCAGATATAACATACCTTAACAATCCACATGGTGCTGGTGCAACTTCTTCATTAACAGCTAGAGAATTAAAGATAAAAGAAGCAATTGATTCATCTGGTGATTTAAGATCAAATTTGGATAAAATAATAAATAGAGGTGATTTGTGGCCACAGGTGGCTAGAAATCCTAGTACTGGTCTTGGTGATAGTTTAGGATTTCTTCCTGTCTTATTAATTCCACCAAATAAAGATTTTAAAAATCCTAATCCTGATGCAGTTAATCCAAAAATATTAATAAACTATGAGTTTAGTGATTGGTTAGGTCAAAAGATAACAAGTAAAGGTTTAATACCAGTAGAAACAAGAGATAGGTTTGAGGAAAGTAAAAATCTACCTAAAACTAAACAAGATTTAAAAACTCTACCATATAGTACAAGAGATAACTATTTAATATTTAATGATTCTGGAACAGATTATTTTAAACATGGTTTACAAGTACTTAATCATTTAACTCCAATTGAAAATCCAGTAAATGGTTTATCAGATTTAAGATTAAGTCAATTTAAAAACACTCCATTTGAAAACCAAGATCCAATTATTTTTGGATTTGAAGTTGTTATTGATGGTATTAGTTCACCATTATTAAATGGCTCAGTATCTGACTTTTTAAATAACTATAATATGATAAGTGAAATAAAAAGTAAGATACCTGTTTATGAAGATTTTAAACAACAATTTATAAAATTCTTTAAAACTATTGGTACAATTACTATTAATAATGAACAAGTAAATTTAAGTAAAACTAAAACAGGATATGCACATAGTGAAAGTCCAAAGTCATTATTTCAAAGTGGTAGACAAGCTTATATGAGTCATTACTTAAAAAAAGTTGAAGGATTAAATTTATTAACTGAAAGTAATGCTGCTGAAAAGAAAAAGTATTTAGTTAGTTATAGAACAGATGTTATAAAGCTTGATTTTACAGAGGATGTATCAATGAGTTTAGGTACATTAGCACACTTATATAAACTTATGTATTGGTCAAAACCAAATGGTAAAAGTTTAGTTCCTGAGAATTTATTAAGATTTAATTGTGATATTATTGTATCTGAGGTTAGAAATTTTAATAGAGTTAGAAAAGCAATAGGTACAGGTGATTTAGAAGTTATAAAAGATAATTTATCAAGATATGTTTATTCTTTGAGAGAATGTCAATTTTATTTTAATTCAATGCCACATCCTACAGGTATTGATTTAAGTGAACAGGGAAAAACACATGATGTAACCACATTAGAATTTGATTTTAAATATTCTACTGTTAAGTTTGAGAAGTTTATGGAGACTAATAATGGATTTGGACAATATGTTGGATATGATGGTGGTGCAATATGGAAAGTTGGTAATCCAGGTGAAAGAGGAAGTAGAGGAAATACATCATCAACTACAGATACATCAATTCCAAAGTTTTACACAGTTGGTGGGAATAAATTCAGACAGAATGGTGTTACATCTCCATTTCTTATAAATAGTTATGGAAAAGGTTTACCTGGTGAAGAAGTTATTCCACAGAAGCGTGATTTGGAAGCAGTTAAAATTGATGCAATTAAGGGTAAAAATATGGGTGCAACATTCTCAACAGAAAGTACACAATCAATTAGTGATAGATTGCGTAGTAGAGCAGTAATACCTGATAAAAAAGGACCTACTTTTATTGAGAGATTAAAAGAAGCAGGTAAAAAAGCAGGTGAAGGTGCAATTAATTCATTAGAACAAAATCTTAAAGGTTCTAATTCTCCTATGAACTTCATTGAAAGATTAAAGGAATCAACAAAAAGTAATGTTAAAGTACAAATTGCCAATCTTGTTAATAATAGAGTAAATCTTTTATCAAGAACAATTAATAAATTAGGTATTGATTTTGTTGGTGGTAAAGGAGTTAGACCACCTAAGAATGTTTATTTACCTGATCAAGGTCCTCTTGGTAATGCTTTAAGTAATATCTCTGATAGATTTTTCTATGATGTTAGGAATGATTTATTTGACTTTGCAGGTGGTGCACTTAGTAGTTTCTTAAATGGTGGTATAAGTAGTTTTACTAAAAAGTAAATGTAAACAACTCATCTTAATATATAATTTATGGCAAAAGTAGAAGCAAATAAAACATATGTTGGTGTTGTAGAAGACAATAGTGATCCAAAAAGATTAGGTAGAGTAAGAGTAAGAGTTTTAGATGTCTTTGATAGTCTTAAAGTTGAAGATATACCGTGGGCAACTCCTTGGAAAGATCTAAATGGTAATGTTGTTAACATACCAGAAAAGGGAAAAGTACTTCTTGTTGTTTTTGACCAAGGTGATGAGTACAAACCAGAATTTATTTCATCAGACCATTACAATGCAAATTTAGAAAAGAAATTAGTTTCATTGAGTGATTCAGATTATATTTCAATGAAATCACTTTTATTTGACCATAAAACTCAAGTTTATGTTAATGATAAAGAAGGACTTAAATTAGACCACAAATACAATAATATAAACATAACTGAAAATACTATTGACTTTAACTTAAAAGACAACAATAGACATGTTAACATTGGTGATGCCACTGCAGGTCAACAAGCTATTTTAGGTAATCACTGGATGGATTGGTTTGATGAGTTTGTAGATAATTTAATGGGTAATAATGGAGGTCCATATTTAGGAAACTTAGGTGCACCAGTTGTTACTAATCCTGCAATGATACAAGTTTTAATGAAGTATAAATCATTAAGAGATCCAGTTTTCTTATCTCATCATGTTAATATAGTTGATAATGATAAAATTAGTACAGTTAGAAATACACATAGAGAAGATAATCCACAATTAGGAGATGCGTGGAATTCAACAAAAGTTGAAAATAATCTTACACAAAAAACTAATGAAGATTTCAAACCAGTTGAAGGACCTAAAGCAGAGTATGATGATAAACATGTTGAACCTTCTATTAATAAACCTGTAACACCAGTTGGTGGAACTGCAGCAGGTGGAAGTACTGCATCTGCACAAATAGCAACAACTACACCTACAACATCATCAGCTTTACCACCTGAGAATACTAATCCAGTAAAAGAACCTTTATCATCTGCTACATCTAATCCAAAAATAGATAAGATGATTACTTTCTTAAAATCTAAGAAGTATTCAGTTTATGAAGATATAGGGGTTTTAAATATAGTTTCTATGCAATCACCAAGTAAAGATAGTGGTGAAGTTAGTAATAAGTTTGATGATACATTAAATTTATTCTTCAAGAATGAAAGTGGAAATTGGGAGTTATTAGAATATCAAGTAACTACAATGCCTGGATTTGTTCCTAAGACAACTTCATTACCTGATGGTGTTGGAATGTTGGCATTAGGACAATATGTTGACCAGTTAAAATTAGATACTTATATAGTTGATGCAAGTACAACACCATATAAGACTGATAGATGTTTAAAAGTAGGTGAATGTATTTTTCATATCAATGATACTAATGATAAATATAATTATAAGTCAACTACAATTAAAGCAAAATCAATTGTTTTAATTCATAGATCAAGTAATGGGATTGCAGATTATGTATTTAATTATTCAGGTGGGGCTCATGTATTTAAAAACTCTACTCAATATGATCAATTCTTAGATTTCTGTGATAAACAAGTTAAGTTATCAAATAAGGCAGTATTTACTTATACTTTGTGTAAACAAAGTGAGTTTGATTCATTTGTACCTGTAGATGAAACAGAAGCAACTAAAGCAAATAATACAACTACAGAAATACCTAGTAATCCTGCTATTAATTGGGAAGTAGGTAAAAAAGTAAATAGTGAATTATCAGTTGATAATAATATTAAAGTAGAGTGGATTATAACCAATGATACTCAACCTGGACATTATACATCTATATTAAAAAGTACTAATGGTAAAGATATTAAGAGTGAAACTTATACTGATACAGATTTGACCAAACTTGAAAAAACTTTAAGAGAACAAGCACTACAGGATTTTAATCAACTTAAACTTGAAAGAGGTTAAACTGCATTAGATTGTTGTTTTTTAATTGCATCAAGTCCTTTATCATTCATTCTATGTAAGGCAACAGAATTCCAATCAACATGAGATATTTGTAATTTATTTTGAGTAAAGTCACTCATCCATTTGAAACCAGTCCATACTTGTATATGACCATATAATTTACCTCCAGTATAGTCAACTGCAACTACATCACCTATTTGCCATTTATCAGGTGAGTTAAAATAATCTTTAGATAATTTTATTTTATTATTAAAATAACCGGTTCCTGTAAATGAATTACTACCATTCATTGAAAATGTATTGGCATTACCTCTTAACTGACCTACTTTTTTAACTCCAGTAAGTGCATATAGAACAGATAAGGTTCCTTGTGGACATAAACCATGAATACCTTTTATATATCCACTACTTAAATTTCTATAATTAACTCTTGGACTTTTACCAAGTTCTCTAGCACAATCACCTGCCAATCTCAATAGTGAATCAAGATTACTAAATGGTTTAATATTTGCAGGTGTACCAGGTTCAACTAATTCACTATCACTATCTTCCTGATTAGAACTTACTTCATCTTGTAATTTTAACTCTGCTTCTTCAACACCTGCAAATGGTTCTTCTGTGTACTCATCAGATAAATCTGTAAGTTGATCATCTTGAACTATTGTTTCAATAATTTCTTTATTTTTACCAATAAATATTTTAAATGTTGTATCAATCTTAACTTTTATTGAATCTGGAAGTACAACAATTATAGGTTCTTTAGGTTTTTCATTTGTTGCAACTAACACAGCTGGTGTTGCTTCTGGTTGAATTGTTTTTAATGGACTTTTATAAGGTATGATAGAACAACTTTCATTATTAGGTGAACATAAAGCCAAGTCATAATTAGGTATTTTTCTTTTCCATTCACTAATTAAAATATCTAATACTATTAGGTCAGTTCCTCTAAAATCTTTAGAATAAATAGTATATTCAAACTCATTGTTTTTATTTAGAGTTAAGTTTTGAGTTTCTTCTTTGTGAACAATTCTAATTGATTTATTAACACTTATAGGTTTAACATTACCAGTTTCTTTATAGTATGAAGGGTCATAAGTTATTTCTGTTCCATCTGGTTTACTATATTGTACACCACCCATAGTTGTTAAATCATCAGGATTTGTCCAAGATATATAAACTTCTGCACCATTGTTTAGATAATATGGATCATTCCCATAATTTCTAATTATAGGTGTAGTATCTTCCCAAGGATCTTGTATTATTGAGTAATATGTATTTGCATCAGTACTACCTAAGTTATTATTAGTTGCTATAAAGTTATGAATGAAAAATAAAGGTTCAGTAGTATCTTTTATTTTATACCTAGCTTCTTGCCAAACAACATTACCATTATTAGTGCCTACTAATACCATTTCATTAGCACCAAATGTATGTTTATCTTCACTTAAAGTTACTTTGATGTCTAATGTACCTGACTTAATATTACTCTTTCTTACTCTTACTGATTTAATCTCTTTCATATTATAATCCTCCTATTGAAAATTTACCATTTACTACTCTTACTGGTTCTCTTGGTGTATCTAAAACAACTGGTGATAAAGAATAATCATTCTCTATATAACTTTGCCTTGATGCATCTCTCTTAGTTGTTTTATTTGGTGTATTTGGTGTTCCTAATTTTTTAATAATTGAATTTTCATTTAATTTTGCAGGTGGTAAGTATCTAAAGTTTTCTAAGTCAGTTAGTGTTGTTGGATAATCTAAAACCATTCCTTCTTTTATATTTAAAGGATTGTCAATATTATTGATGTATAATAAAACATCTATATCTTCTAAATATGTATCAAGATTTGAAATATCAATTGAATACATATTAGCAAAAACTAGGTCAATTCTCATCTCATCATCTTTAGTAACTAGATAGTTACTTATAGTAATATTTGGATTACTTATAAATGTAGGTGTGAATAAATCATAAAACCCAGTAGTTTGATCCTTTTTAACATATCTATATAATGATTTTACATTCATAATTTTATTTTAATTTTTTAAGCCAATTGTGTAAAGTCCAAATCAAGATAACTAACAGGTGTACCACTTGATGCATCTTTAACTATCTGTTCACCAACAGAACTAGCTTCTTTAGTTGTTGATATAGCACTTGTAACTACTTGATTTTGTGTAGCACTGGTTGCTGAAGCCACTGCACCACTTGCAGCAGTTGTTACTGAATTAGCTGCCACTGCACCTGAATTATTCACACTTGATAATGATGGACTAGTGTTATTTGGTATAGGTGTAGTTGTTGCATTATATCCATTTAAGGTAAATGGTGTATCTTGTTTAAGTGCTGCATTTTGTGCATCTTGTTGTGATAATGGTCCAACTGACACAACTGCAACACTATCTGTTGTTGATTTTTGTGCTGCTTGATTTGTCACATTTGATGTTGATGATTGATTTGAGTTACCTGCAATACTACCACTTGCACCTGTACTTGAAGTTGCTCCTGTATCATTATAAACTTCACCATCTTCTGTTTTACCATTATTAACTGTTTCACCAGGTCTCAAACTATTTGTATCTTTTAATCCATTACTAACTCTTAAACTACCTGCATTAAACTTAGCCAATATCTCTTGTAAACCCCAAGGTCTTGCATTTGTTAGTGAAAACTCTGCAGTTATACTTGATGGTAAATCATTAAATGCTAAATGAGGTCCTAATTTTAATGTCACATTTTCTGCCATATACATATCACCTGCACAAAATATAGGTCTTAAAGGATTACCAATTGTTATGTGCCAAGGAGTTGAAGGCATACCACTTAATGCATTTGCAATACCTTCAATTTCTAATCTATATTTTTGTATTGTCTTTTTAAATGATTCTTTTAGACTATCAAGCTGGTCTTTTACAATTTTACTTGCCTTACCTGCATTTGCTGCATTATCTTTATCCTCTTGTGTTTTTTTTGCATCAGCATCTTCTTTTTTTGGTGTTGTTAAATTAGTATAAAATGACTTAACTGCATTTACTAAACCATCTTTCATACCTTCAAGAGCAGTTGTTATATATTCCAGTATATCTGTACCAACTTTTTCTGGATGATCCAACCAAGTTTTAACTTGGTTTTCAAATTTTTTACTTAATCCATAAATATCACTTTTAGATGTACCAAATCTTAAAACATTTGCAATTAAATCTTGAAATACTATTGTTGGATCAATACCAGAAATAAACTTTTGTTCCCATTCACAAGTCATTTTAATACTTATGGAACATTTTAATCCAGAACCCGGAACTTCATAACCTATAGTTTTTCTTCTTTTTGCTACTTTAATTAGGTTAGGATTACCTGATGGTAGTGGTTGTTCTAAACCATCTTCATTTAATATACCCATTTTTGCCAAAACTTTTCTTTGCAGTGTTTCTGTAAATCCTGGTAGAGATACTATATTAAGTGCTGCATTTCCTATATCACCTAATGCTAACTTATTATTCATTCCAAAATCTTTACCTAAATCATTCATAACATTTGTAAAATCAGCATTGGCTTCTGTCCATTCTTCACCAAATTGTATATCGATAAAATCTTCATCAGGTATTTTCCAAGAAATCAATATTGCAGATGGTACTCCAGTAACTTTTGAACCTGCTTTCCCATAAATATTATCACCATGTGGGTTTAAAAATCTTCTTGCTATCATTAATCTGTTATTAGGATAAACACCAACATCTTTTAAATATGCAAAATCACCAGGTCTTAATGCTGCTTCTGTACCTGACAATCTTTCTATAATATTTAATAAACTTGTGTCATAAACTGCATTATTATGTAAAGTATTTTTATTAACTCCACCATATTTAGTCTTATCCATATTCTGACCAGTACCATTATCAGCTCCTATTGAACCTATATTTCCATAAGGTGATAATGTACTTTTACCACTAAGTAAAGATTCAGTACCTTTTTTATTGGCATTTGGATTTATACCTGAATTATATTTATTTACATTAATATTACGACTGGAACCTCCATTGAATGTGGACATACCTGTACCTTGAACTGGTGTACTTCTAACACCTATTAAACCAAGTGGTGAACCTCCTAAAATTGCCATAACTAAATATATTTTTTAGTATATATTAATAGTTAATAGTCACGTATTATCTGAGAATTTGAAAATTTTGATAAATTTGAAAAAACATCATCAATTACTTCTGGGTTTCTTCTAAATTCATTGTAGAATATTAAAACATTGAAATTATTTTCTCCAAGTATCTTTTTAAGGTTTAAGAGTTTTTCTATTGAGAATTCATTGTCAAAGTCTGGAATGTAGTATATGTCTTTCTTTTTGTCTATTGCTTGTTGTATTTTATTGAATATGATAATCTTTAAGTATGTTTTGTCATCATTGAAGTCAACTTCTTCTTCTGCCATTATTTTATTAATGTCTATAATATATTTATTTTTTATAGCATTAATTTTAACAAATTTGTCAAATTTTTTTCTTGTTTTGCAATAGACACAAAAAAACTCCATCATCTACAATAATTTTTATTTTTTATATATAATTTGTTGTAAAGTCCCTTTTTTATAGGGTATTATATATACAAAAATATACAAAAATATACAAAGGTAGAGATGTATATTTAATATATAATATATGAAAGCCAAAGAAATATTAGAAAAATACAAAATTACAAGAAATACTCTTTGTAATTGGGTTAAAAAAGGATGGATAGAAGTAGAACTAACTCCATCAGGTAGATATATTTATATAGATAAAATTAATAATAGTGATGAGTAGAGAAGTTTATATTTATACATTGAGTTATAAAGATGACATTAGATATGTTGGTAGAACTTTTAATGTAGATAAAAGATTAAAACAACATATAAATGAATCTAATAAAAATAATACACATAAATCAAATTGGATTAGAAAAGTTAAAGATATTAATATAGAGATTGTTGATGTTTGTGATGAGAGTAATTATTCTTTCTGGGAACAACACTATATATGTTTATATAAAAGTTGGGGATTTAATTTACTAAATATGACCATAGGTGGTGAAGGTGTATCAGGATATAAATATACAGAAGAGGATAGATTAAAAAGGTCTATTAGAATGTTAGGTGATAAAAATCATTTTTATGGTAAAAAACATACATTAGAAACAAGAAAAATAATATCAGAAGTTGATAGATATGGTAAAAGAAATTCTATGTATGGTAAAAAACATAAAAAAATATCTAAAAGTATTATGTCTAATAAAAAGATTGGTGTTTATGAAGGTGTTAATAATCCAAGAGCAAAAAAGCTGTATCAATATGATACTGATAATAATTTAATTAGATGTTGGGATTTTGCCAAGGAATGTGCAGACTTTTATAATATTTCAAGAGGTAATATATCTACATTTTCAAAAAATAATACCAATGTTGATTTAAGTGGACAAGGGAAGTATAGAATATTAATAGGATTTATATTCAAATACCATTAATTAAAAATAATATATAGTCTATGGAAAAATATAGTGATAAGTTTTTAAATCAATCAGGTAAACTTAAAAATGCCGTAGTGGGGATGGAATTTGAGATGTACATGAAGGATTTATCATTTTATAAAACATTGGAATTATTGAATCAGGAATTGGCACCTGTTAAAGTTCATGGTTTTAGAGAATATCACTCAGACTTTACACCAGATGAAAGTAACTTCAAGATTGAACCTGACTTATCAGGAGGTTCAAATATGATTGAGTTAGTAACAGGACCAATGGACTATTATGATGCAAAGTTTTATTTAATTAAAATAATAAAATTTATACAAACTTATGGTTATACAAATGAAAAGTGTTCAATTCACTTTAATTTATCATTTAATGGTGATAAAAACTTAAATGACTTAAACATATTAAAACTTATCTTAAATACTGATGAAGAAGAAATATACAGATACTATCCATCAAGAAAGGATAATGTTTATGCAAAAACAATTAAAAAGATAATACCATTTAGAGAGTATGACTTTTTTAATATCCCTATTTCAGTTGTTAAGAATAATTTGAGACTTCCAAATGATAAGTATTATGGAATAAACTTCTTAAATATTAACAATGATAAAGAAACTCAAAGATTAGAGTTTAGATATATTGGTGGTAAAGACTTTGAGAAAAACTTAGGTCAGTTAATTTACTTTATGGAAAGATTCATTATAAATACTTATGAGTCAATTGATGCTTTATTTACATCAGAAGATACAACAAAACTTGAAGAGTTTTTAGAAGATAACATTGGTAACTTTAAAAATTTATCTAAGTATGATAACTTTATTGTTGACTTTCCAACTATTCAATTACAAATAAATCAAGATAATAATTATGATATTGTAAATACTTATTATGAAAAGATATATGATAGGATTTTTACTTTAGTTGAATCTACTCAAGACTTAAAAGAGTGTATAATAAATTATGTAATTGATAGACAAACTATTGAAATAGTAGATGCTGTATTCAAAACATCTGCAACAATTAAAAACTATGACCTAATAAATTGTCAAGTTGAAGGAATATTTGAAGATTGTTTCTTTATAGGTTCAGAAATAAGAAACTCACAAGTTTCTAAAAGTAAACTACAACACTCTGATGTAGATAATTCAAAGATATTGAATTGTAAAGTTGAACAAAGTGAATTAAGAAATTGTTACTTTATGAATGGTTATCTTAATGGTGATATGTATGCTGGTGTATTCCGTTCTGGAGACCTTGGACCTTATGCAACAATGGATTCAGAGGTTAAAATTGTTAAGGATAATGACAACTTCTTTGATACAACATTTGATGAGGATGATAAAGGTGGTGATAAAGAAGCAGTAAAAGGTTATGGTAAGAAATAATAAAAAGTTATAAAATAATTTAATATATAGTATATGAGAAAAATAGAAAAATTCAATAACTTTAATTTAATTAAAGAGGAAGCTTCACCAAGACTTCCTAAATCAGAAGAATACTGGTTGAAAAGAGGAAAAGAAGGTAAGAAGGTAGCAATGTACACTCACGATGATATGGATGGAATTACTAGTGCAATTGAAGTAAAAAAATACCTACTTAATGCAGGTTTTACTATTGTTAAATATGGTATTTTAAATTATTCAGAAGGTTGGAAATATACAACTTTAGATCCTAAATTGATTAATGTTGTATTGGATTTTGCTAATATGCCAGGTGATGAAAGAGATGATATGATTGATTATTACTTAGACCACCATGGTATTTTTACTCCAGAAGAATTAGAAAGATATAAATCATCTCCAGTACAGAAAAAGAAAACAGGTTCAGCATATGAAGCTATTTGTCAGTCTTTAGGAGTTCCACAAGATTCATTAACATTAGATGTTATTGATATGATTGATTCTGCTAAATATCAAGATTATAAAGTAGATTGGCAAAGACTATTAGACTTTAATTTATCTGATATTAAAAAGTCTGAAAATATAAGATTAGAGTTTGGTGCAGCATTTAATCAGTTCTTAAAGAGATCTGATTCTAAAACAATAATTTCAGTTATTGAGAATTGTCCAGATGCATCTATTTATTCTATTTTTAATGTAATGAAAAAAGTTTATCCAGAACATAATCAAGTTATGTCAGGTTACAAAAGAGGACAAAAGAAAGATTTCATTGAAGATTCTAAATGGAGATTAGGTGAAATGCAAAAAAGAACAAGAGGATTAAATCCTGATAATAAAAAGACTTTCACATCTCAAGGAGAGTTTATACAAACATTTAAAAGAGGTAATCTTATAAGAGTTGATGGTTATCAAAAAATTGGTGATTTAGTTTTTGTACCAACAGGAACTTGGGCCAATGCTTTAAGAGCAAGAACTATTGTTGAGAGAGACTTTATGGATGGTAAAATTGATTCAGAACCTAAATTTATCTTATTACAATATGGAGGAACATTACAAGTATGTTCTTACAAAAAAATGGAAGAGATGGAAGGTGAATTACCTGTATTGAAAAATGGTCAAGAAGTTAATGATTTAGGAAAATATATGACAGAATTATTACAAAACTTCCAAAAACACTTAGGTTATCATAATCCAGATACTTCAATAGGTCAAGATGAGATTACTGTATCAGGTGGACATGGTGGTATTGGTTCTATCTCAAATGTATTTGGTGAGTGTACTATTGAACCTTATGTAGGACAAAGATATGTAGATATGTTTAAAAATAAAATTATAACAGATTTATCTGGAGTACCTTTTAACTTAAACTTAAAATGGAGTGAACCAGTAGAATTCAATGCAAAAGAACCGGAAATGAATAATAAAGTTATAGGTTCAGAAGATGTTACTAAATTAGATAAACAAGGTAATATCATTCAAAAAGAAAACTATGAATATAATTTGATTGATAAGTCAGGAAATACTAAAGTTGTAACAAAAGAAGATTTTGTTAAAGCAGGTGTTGATAAAGCAATGAAACCTAATACAATGACTATAGATAATAAAAACAAAAAAGTTATTGCTAAGTTTGAAAAATTTAACCACAAAAAATAAGAAATATTATGAAATACTTAAAAATATATGAAAACTTTATGGATTCTAGAAATTCTGGAATTGCTGCAGATTTAGAAGCAGGTGAAATGGAAAATGACCAAATATATGCAGATATGGATGCAGATAATTTTGGTACAGAAGAATCTCAATTTGGTGCAGAAGAAATTTTAACTAAATGGGAAGAAGCATTTGGTGATAAAACACCAACTAAACAAGAAAAATTTGACTTTTATGCTGATTTAAGAGAAGAAGGATTTGATGGAATATTAATCTTTGATACTCTTGGAGATAAAATGAATGATGATGATGAAGTTTGTGAAGGATGTAATTGTTCTCCTTGTGAATGTGATACTCAAAATGAAAGTAATCAAGAAGAAGAAGAAGAGTGTATGGATTGTAAATGTTCTCCTTGTAAATGTAATGAAGATGAGGAAGAAGAGTGTATGGATTGTAAATGTTCTCCTTGTAAATGTAATGATTGGTAAATAATTGTAATAATTTATAAACAAACATTGGAAAAAATACATAATTATTAATTATGTATTTTTTTTATTTTTATTTTAAAATATATATAAGTATGAAAATATATTTTAAATATGTAATAATATTCTTACTTTTTATAAGTAATGTTTTATTTGCACAAACTCCACTTCCAATTTATTCACCAAACTTTAGTTCAGCTGGAGGGTGGCAAATTAATGGTAATGCAGCAGTTATTAGTAGTTCATATCTAAGATTAACTCCTAATGCAGGTAATCAAGCTGGTTCTGCTTTCTGGAAACAGAAAATTTCTCTTCCTGATAACATGTCATTTTCTACATATTTCACGTCAAAGATGATACCTGGTTCAAGAGCAGATGGTATGACATTTTGTATTCAACAAGCTAGTAATACTGCAGGTTCTGCAGGTGGTGGTTTAGGTTATCAAAATATGCCTGGAAAATCTATAGCAGTTGAGTATGATACTTATAATAATGGTGAGTTAAATAACAATCACATTGCATTAGATATAAATGGTGTTTTACATGGTTCTACTAATGTTGTGGCATCTCCAGTTGATTTGGCAGATGGTGCTATGAAATACAATTGGATAGAGTACAATGGTGTAACTCAAATTTTAGAAGTACGTATATCAAATACAAATGTTAGACCAACAGCAGCCACATTATCAGTTTCAATCAATCTTGCTTCTAATTTTGCAGGAATTTCTGACTTTTATTTTGGATATACTGCAGCAACTGGTGGTGCAACAGAAGAACATGATGTTTATAGTGCCTTAGTTGCTCCTAATTCTACACCATTATCAAGTACAGGAAGTTATTCTCAAGGTGTTGCCTCAATTGTTTTAACATCATCTAATGCAATTTCTTGTACTGCCTTAACATCTACTATAACAGTTACAACAAAAGATGTTAATGGTGTTGGAATGCCTACTAA